TAGCATCTAAAACTAATATAGGGGCAGTATTAACAGCAGCTTCTGACAGCAGGGATATATATGTTTGGGGGATAACTGATTCAACAAATGATTACAATGGGGCTACTATAAGTCTTAAATTTGGGATAGTACAAGATTAATGTTTACGACACGTAGAATAGCAACAATGGGTGGCGATAAATTTAAAGATGAGCTTTCTGTAGCGTTTGATGGTAGTGATGATTATGTAGAAATCTCTGGTGTTCCTTCATTTAATTATAATGTTAATTCTATATCTATTTGGGTTAATCCTGCTGCAGAATCAGGTTCAATGAGCTTGTTTGATTATAGAGATGCAAATAATGATGGTGTACATGTTTTTTTAGGAGATGGTGACGTAACCTATCAAATTGATAATACAGATGGTCATTATGACACTAAATTACCTTTAAATCAATGGTCACATATTGTTTGCACAAATGATGGAAGCACAAGCACTATTTATGTTAATGGTGTTTCAGTTGAAACAGCAGATACATCAGGAGAAACAATAAATGTATCAGGCTCTGCTGTTATAAGAATTGGAGCAAGAAGTCATACTTCTACAAATAATTTTTTTCAAGGCAATATATCAGAAGTAGCTATATACGACAAAGCATTGTCAGCATCAGAAGCAAACACATTATACAATGGCAGAGAGCCTTATAATCACAAAGAAGGCGTATGCTCATCTAATTTACAAGCGTGGTGGCGCATGGGTGATTCTGCAATTTATCCAGCTCCTGTTGTTCAAGATGAAACAAATACAAATTTAGGTGCTAATAAAGTAACAGATGGAGGCTTCCCAAATGGAGATAATTGGACAGTAAACACAGGTTGGGCAGTAAGCAGTGGAGTAGCAACATGTTCATCTGGCTTTGCTTCATTAGAGCAGGATGTAAGTGCTGTAGCTGGTGAAATTTATAGAGTAGAATTTCAGGCGTCTTCATGGACAGAAGGAGTTCTTGTAATAGCTGTTGGCGGGCATATTCTAACGGAGACTAGTGTTACTAACGGCTATCATGTTAAATTTTTTCAAGCAACAGATACGACAAATTTAAAATTTTATTCCGTAGTTGGAGCTCAATTTAGAGGGAGCATTGATAATGTTTCTGTTAAAAAAATTAACGGCAATCCTGGATATTTATATAGTGGAGCCGAAATAGTAGGAGGTTCACCTTGATAGATTATAGTAATAGAAAATGGGTGATTGTAAACGTATCTGATATAACAGATGAAATGTTAGAAAGTGCAATACAAACATCTATGGATACACTTAGAAAATCATTAGATGGCACTAAAGCAATACTTAAATGGGAAGGGGAGACACCTACTTGTTTTGATGGAATGACAATTTATAATCATAATGAGATATTAACAGAACTTGATAAATCAACTTGGATAGAAAATGAATAGTTCAATAGACACAGTTAGAACGTCTTTCGTTGGAATGGGTGGCACTATGGTAGCTTGGCTAGAAGTTATTCCTCCATTTTTAAGTGCTTTGACAGCTATAGCTACTTTAATATATATGATATTAAAAATAAAAAACGAGGTTAGAAGATAATATGCAAGAAAAGATAGAAAATCTAAAAACTGATTTATCAAAAATAACAGCTCAACTAGAACAATTAACTCAGTTGAGATTTAAAATTTTAGGAGCTATTGAAGTATTAGAATCAATAGAAAATGAATCTGATAAAGAGGAAATAAAAGATGCCTCATAATAGCATATTTACACGAATAAAAGATTTAGTTGGAGATGAAGTAACTAATATTGTAGGTTACAAAGATTTAATTAATTCTGGTTTTAATCATGCAGCGGACTTAATACCTGTTAATTCAGAGCTATGGAGAACTACTAATTTTCCTTCTAGTGATACTAACTTACAAACTCCTGATGCTGGAACTTATAAGGTTATATTAGTTACTAGAACAGATTCTGATGGGATTGAAAGAGTTTGCAAAGAAGTTCCTTATGATTATTTAAAAAAAGGTGAAGATAAGACTAGTATTTATTACAATGAAAAAAACTATAAAAATCCAATATTTAGTTACAAGCCTAGAGGAGATATGGTTGTTAAGCCATTAGGTGGTACTGTTAAAATATTTAGATTTGAATACTTACAAAATGAAGATTTAACACTAGATTCAGTAACAAATGGATATAGTATGCGATTTCCAGATGCTGCAGTTCAATTTGGAATATTAAAGGCTTGTTCTTATCTTTTACAAGCAAAAATTAGTGAAGCAGTTCAAGAAGAAGAAGATAATGAATTGCTTGCTTTACTGCAAAATCAAATAGCATCAATAGACAAATTAACTCAAGAAGAGATGCAAAGACTAGGATTACCTTTTCAAGCAGTAGGAGATGGCAATGACATTGAATGAAATGATAGAATTAATTAGACAACATCATCCTAATATGGCTGATAATGAAATTAGATTACTATTAAACAGAGCATCTGATGATTTTTGCGCTAAAACAGAAATTATTAAACATAGTTTTAGTTTAGGAGCTAATGTTGACCCTGATTCTACAACTGCAAATAAAAGATATTATAGCTTACCAAGTGAAATACTTACAATACGAGAAGTATATTTAAATGATGTTAGAATACCAAGAATAACAGGAAAGCCTATAATAGATGATACTACTACGGAGGAAATGTAATGAGTATAAATACAAATCCAGCTAGATTTTATTTTGTAGACAATGATAGATTATCTATTATAGAAAAAAAGGGTTCTACTACTGTAGACAATGCTACTACTAATTATCAAACTATATCAGAAGCAAAACCAATTAGAATTAATAGTATATGCAAAGCAGACCATTTTAATACTGGTGACAAAATAGTAGAATCAGATTTTGAAAATACATCTGCTGGACCACTAGGTCATATACCAACTCAATTTCATGAAGCATTAGTATATAAAGTTATAGCAATGGGATATAAAACACCTCCTACTATGGATATTAACATAGCTCAATATTTTGACATGGAATATGAAAAGGTAGTTAAACAAGCAAAGAAATTTGCAAGAAGTAATTATATACAAACTGGTGTTATTGCACCTCAGGATTTTTAATGGCCTGGACTAGAGAAACAATTAAAGGGAATAATTCTGTTGAGCCTGCAGATACTTACAAGCAAGGCTCTGGATTACATACAGCTGATTCAAATCTAGTTGTAGATGACGGTGGTGGCAATTTTTCTGGTCCAAAATTAACTGCGCCTGGGGCATTTAAATTTAATCAAATAACTGGAGTTTTTTTTAATGATGCAGGTTGGGATTCTATAACAGGTAAATTCAGTAAAGATAAAATATCAAGATGGTTCCGTGATGACGGAAGTACAACAACTTAGGAGTAATAATGGGCACATTAACAGATGCAGTAATATCGACTACATATAAAAAACTTTTATTTCAAAAAGGAGATAATAAACTATATTATACTGATGGCAGCGATGCTGATTCAGAAGTAACTACATTCGCATCTCCTATGAGCTTTTCAGGCTTAATTACTGCTGCATTAGGAATAAAGCTTTCTAATGGCACAATATTCGATTCTAATGGGAATGAATCTATATTATTAACATCTACAACTGATGCAGTAGGATATTTAGGAATAACTAATTCTGCTACTGGAAATGCAGTAACAATTACAACTGCTGGAGAAACTAATGTAGGCTTAACTCTTACTCCTGCAGGCGCTGGAATAGTAACGTCTACTCCTAAGTTTGTAGCATTAGCAGGAGTTCAGCTAGGTAATAATACAATATATGCACAGGATGGCGGAGTAGCAATTCAAACAGATGCGGATAGCAATGTAAATGTATCAGGAGATTTAATAGTAAAAGGTGATGATATTGTAATAGGTGATGGTGATGATGCTGCTGATAAAACTATTAATTTTAGGCACGACACTTGCGAAGTATGGATGGGAATAGATGATTCTCAAGAAAGTGATGTAGGTGCTTTTGTAATACATACAGGAACAGGTTTTCAAGCTACTAAGTTAGATAATGATTTTGTTTTAGATGCTAGTGGCAACCTTCATTTAGGAAATGGAGAACTTCGAACAACTAAAATAGCTTATACAGATGGGGATGATGCTATTACAATAGCAGATGGCGGTGCTATATTAACATCTGGAGCTGTAACATTAGGTGGTAATCTTATTTTGCAAAATTCTGGCACTATAGGAACTACGGGTGATGGAGATGCTATTTCAATATCAGGTAGCGGAGTAGTTACATTAACACAAAATATTGTACAATCAGGGGCAGGTGATAATACATTTGCAAGTAAAGTTTTATTAAATGGAAATACAGGTCCTACGCCAGGAACAGGTATTACAGATGCTACTGGCGAAGTTCATAAAAGCTGGGTAGAACGATACGGAACTGTTATAAAAACAAGTATACTAATAGATGTTACAGGGCTTAGGCATAGTGCAGCTGGAGATATTATTGGTAATGATGGAACAAGTAATCCTTGCCATATAGGTCAAATAACAACAGCTCTTAACGGCACTATATTTAGTGGTAGAATTACATGCTTAGAACAGCCTACTGTCCAAGATATGGATTTATACGCAGCTTCAGAAGGCACTGGTGTTGAAGATACAGCAATATCAACATTAACAGAAAAACAAGTTGTTGATGGTGGAACCCAAACTTTAGGAACAACAACTATATTTAATAATGCAGCTTTACCTGTAGGCAATGATTACCTTTATTTAGTTTGTCAAAGCTCTGGAGATGCTGATTATTCTGCAGGAAAATTTCTCATTGAATTATGGGGAACAGTGTAGTAAATTAGTTTAATTAAACAGGAGAAGTTATGGAATCTAGTTTTATGACATTTTTAACAGGTAACGCAGGCTTAATGACTGGCGGAGGTGCTGCTGGTATAGCATTGTGGGTACTAAAAAAAGTTCCTAATGAACATATCTGTTCTGTTGTAGAGACAACTTTTGAAACTTTAGGCAAAGCAATGACGTTAGGTCTTGGTAAATGGAAAGTTACAAAAGGACTTTGGAACTCAACAATAGAGCCATGGTTTATTGACCTTGTAGATAACTTTATGGGAGGTGCTGTAAGAGGCCTAATTAAAGGCTTAAGGTCTGATAAATAATGAAAGATAGGATGATAGTATTTGAGGATATGATTGAATCACATACTGGAGACATCCTATGCGACGTAGGCATTAATGAAAAATATAATGCTTTTAGAAATAGACCTAAAAAGTGTCCTGAATGCCGTAGCTATTCAATAAGAGGCATAGAAATCTTAGGTGCGTATGACGGCCCCATTATATGGGGCTGTCTTGAATGTGGGAACTTGCTAAGAAGGTTTAGCGTAAAGAGAACAGAGAAAATGCTTGAACAAGTTAAAGATACATTTACAAATCCAGATGATTGGGGATTTTTAGAGCGTTCAGAGTTCTCGTAGGAGAATAAATGAGTAAAGATAGAGGCGTTGTAAAACGTGTCGTTGTCACACCAGACAAACATGTTCCTCTACATGATGTTCTTGCTACTAGCGTAGTAAGACAGGCTGTAGAAATAATAAAGCCTGATGTATATATTGACTTAGGTGACGTTGGAGAATGGGGTAGCGTATCTCATTGGCAATGGAAACGAAAGAAAAAACCTCCAGTTGAATATATTATACCGAAAGTAGAAGAAGAAATTAAGTCTGTTAATAAGTTTTTAGATTTAATGGATAGCTCTTTAGATAAAGCAGGATGCAAAAAAAGACATATTACTGCTGGTAATCACGATGAATGGTTAGACCATTTTGTATCTGAGTACCCTTATTTAAGCCGATATGGTTTTAAAAAGGCAATAAAATCAGATGAACGTGGGTATACATATCATAAACCAGGAGATTACCTTAAAATAGGTAAAATGTTTTTTTATCATGGTCATCATTTTGGTGGTCAGTATCATACATCTAACCATCTAAGGAAACTTGGATGCAATATCATGTATGGGCATCATCATAGTTTGCAACAGGATTCTGTTACACACATGGATGGACCTAAGTCTGCATGGTCATTAGGATGTCTTAAAGATATGTCTGGTGATAAAAACAAGTGGTTAGGTGGTAGACAGCATAAATGGGCACATGCTTTTGGAGTAGTTGATTTTTATACTAAAGGTAATTTTACTGTGCATGTTGTACAAATAATAAATGGCCAAGCTTCCTTATGGGGAGAGCTTATTAAAGGTAAGAAAAAATAATGGATAGTATAGCGCATAACACACAAAAATTGGAGTCTTTTAAAATAGAGACTCCATTTGTTACTATAGAAAGTGATAGTGGCAATCATGCTACTGATATGATTTCTGTTATGGCAGCTATACTCGTCTTATTTATTCTTAAAAAAATATACTTTAATAGCTAATGGAAATACTGCAAATAATAGAGCAGTATGGTGTCCCCATAGCTGTAGCGATAGCGTTCGGTTTCTTTATATGGAAACAGAATAAATTTATACAAGATACATTAATGCAAGAACTTGACGAAAGTTTTGGCAGATTAGAGGCAATTATTATTAAATTAATAGACGCGCAAAAGGTAGCATTAATGGAGCTTAAAGCGACAAAAGCAATGTTAGACACTATGATAAAAATAAATGAAGCAAACAAAAAAAGTTGCAAAGAATGTGGAAGGGAGTTAGATGGTTGATAAAATAGCCAAAGTCGTTTTAAAGCTTGTAATCAAGCAATTTAAGCTAGATAAGCTTGAAATGGTATATAAGTATGTATTTGAAGATAATGAGCTAGATAAGGCTGTTAAAGCTAATACAGAAGAAATAGAAAAAATTAAACTTAGAATGTTGACTGGACACGCTCCAGTTAAAGAAAAGAAATGGTACGATAAATAATGCCGAAAAGATTAATAGAAATAAATAAGTTTACAGGAGGAATAGTAAGTACTCCATCTGCAACAGATACTGATGAGCAATCTGCTAAATACTCATCTAACATAGACCCACAAACATCTGATGGAAGATTGCAAGGAATAGATAAGGATAAAGTATTAAGCACGTCTGGTTTTGCTTCTAGTTCTGGAATGACTGTTCAATATGTAAAAGAAATGATTACTACGTCAGATAGAATCACTAAAGATAAAACTAATTTAGTAATAGGTAAATCTGCATCTAGTACATCTAATGTTATAGATACTATTTCAATAGTAGAGAATTTATATGGAAATAATATTGGTATTACTGATTTTCCAGGAATAGAATCTGATATCGGAGAATTTAATTTTGTCTCTTCTGATGACCGTGTGCACATTGGTTTAGGTAGTGGAGAGTCTAAAAAACCAAAAGTAATAATGAGGCCTTATGGTAAATCAATCGTAGGGACTAAAAGCACAGATTACAATGTTTTTGACGCAGAATTAGCACCACCATCAAGTGAAGATTTTACAGGAATGTTTTCTGAAATGATGATGTTTCCTATACATGGAGATACAGCAGGAGAAGTTGCTATATCTTTAGATGATACTGTAAATGCAGGCTCTAATAAAATATTTGGTGATTTTGATTTGACATTAAATACGAGTTCAGATAGAACTGGGGATAATAACACATTAAAATATCATATTGAACATCCATCAGGAGATTTATATCCATTAAAAATAGGTCAAATTTTTAAAATAATTAATCATAGCAGCACTAATGATTTTTCAGATGATGCTCTTGCACAATGGAAAGACTATGATTTTAATAAAAATAATTCAGGAGATGGCCCTGTTGCAACAGGAGATTTGTTTTTGTATTGCGGAAATACTTCTGAAGGAGCTCCAATACTTAGATTTTTAGGAAACACTGTAACACAGCAACCTTCTTTTGCTTATGCTATTAAAAAAGATAGCTCTTTTATATATAAAGTTAGTTTAACATCTGCGGCAGATACTGATGCTTTTGGAGCAGGAAGTATTAATATATCAAAATCTATTATAGATGCTAATGATACCGTACCTATAACTCGACAAGAATCTAGAATTACATCTATTGATTTATTAGATAACGACAGATATTCTGGTAATGCTATTAGCTCTATATCACAATGTGCTAGTCCAGCAATATATAACTCTATTGGATTGGCAAATGCTGGAGCAAGTCCATATGTAGAAGATAGTGATTTGTTTTATAAAAATGGTTATATGAAAATACTTTATAGGCACGGAGTATTTTATGTTGCAAGTTTAAATTCAAGAAATACGATATATAGATTAAATGCAATAGATTTTCATGAATTATCTACTACTGGTATACAAATAGAAGATATGACTTTAGATTTTACTAGAATCCCTGACCAATTACATGCAGAAGATGGAAAGGGAATGATTAGAAGAACCATTGAAGACCAACTGTATAATGGAGAGCATGACCCAAAAACACATAATGTAGAAGGATGGTCAAATATTCCTAATAATGCTGCTATTATTGGTATATGCGAAACATTTGATTGTGGAGATATAAATTTAGTAGAAACAGCAACTCAAGCTGTTGGTGGAGCTATTGGAACTCATGAAGCATATAAAATAACTACAGTCAATCAATCTAGATTAACATCTGGGGATATTGTAAGATTTGCAGGGATGGCAATACAAGAAGATGATAATATTGCTGGATATGATACCGATGGAGATAAATGGGATAATTTTAATATTGCAGAACCATATACAGTTAGCGTGTGTGATGATGGATATGCGTTTTGGATTGATACTGCTTCTAATACAAAAGTTCCAAAATTAAGCGTCAACAGAAAACCCAAGTGGTGGAACTCTAAACTTTGGATATTATATGGCAAAAAATCATCATCAGCTTCATTTAATAGCTGGGATTTATTTTTATATAATACTAACACAACAGAAGTTTCCTCGAGCAGATTAATGTATATGGCGGATAGAACTCCACCATATCAACAAGCAAGATATCATACAGTAAGTAGGAGGGTTGGTAATGATAATGCTAAAATGTGGTATCCTGGGCAATTTGCATTTATTAAAAATGACCAAGACCCTCAAGCAAATGACGATAGCTCTTCTTCAACTTTAAATGGTTTGACTGATGCTCAAGTTTGGAATTGTGGTTCTGACTTATCTGGATATGATGGAACAAATGGCGATGGTAATCCTTGTGAATGGGGAATATATGACAAAGCGGGAAGATGGGCTTCTAATGGCACTATAAGAGTTATACCTGGCGATACTTTTGGTAATCTTAATAGACCTACAGATTGGGTAGGTGGATATTATGGGCCTAGTGCAGGCGACATAACTGGTAATTTAATTTTTGGAAATAATATTGGATGGAGCGTAGATAGTCCTAGGCAAGTAATGCCTACAAATAATTCTTTACATCCTTTAGTGCCTTATTCTAGTTTATATAATGGCAATATGGCTTATCCTGGTCACAGTATAAATTATACAGATACTTTTAATGAAGATACACATTCAAGTACTCGAAACAGTGAATCAAAATATCATAATAGACCTAAACATGCAGTAACTTTTATTGGAAAAGTAAAGGGTGATTTTGTTGTTCAGCCAGGAATGCTTCATAGAAAAGGATTAGGAACTAGCACTACAGATTATACACTGCAAAATAATAGTGACTTAAGTAGAACTTTTGAAGTAATGGGCGCTGATTATGAAAGAATAAAAACTTATAATAACGATTATACATTGTTTACTATCGATGATTATAGTGGACATAGAGGTTCTGTTAAATATGAACAAGGCTCTGATGCATTAAATTTAACTACCCCAATGGAGGGGCATGATGGCTCACTAACTGATGAGTCTGGTTCTTTTGTAAGCAAAAGAAGTCCTAAAGGAGGAATAGAATTATCTAGACCTAATTTTGGAGGACCTGAAATAGAGCCACCAATGTATTTAGGTTCGTTTAGAGTATACAATAGTATACAAATTGGCTCTCACAGTAGTGTAAATGGAGGCGCTTATGATACCAGCACCACAGCTACTACTGAAGCTACAGATAAAGGATGGGATGGATATACTCCGCCTTATCTATTTAATCCAGGGTCTGGCTATTATGTTTATATTAATAGGTCATGGCAAAACATGACAAATTATTCTGGGACATTTATGGATGGATTTAGCGAGGCTGATGCAGAAAGTGCCTGGGGATTTCAAATTTTTAATACAACAGGCGTTGCAGGTTTAAATAAAAATAGATGGAATAATTTTAGTAGCACAGCATTGTCAGATAATGTTGAAAGCGGAGTAAAGCCGTCGTCGACTAATCAAGATTGGTTAGATGGATGGTGGTATCAATGCAGTAGATTTAAATTCCCAGTTGTAAATGATAATGATATTAATTTTAAAACTCCTTACAATACGATGCCTAGTAATATGCAAGCAGTATGTACAATGCATAAAATAGCAATAGCAGATATGGGTGAAATTTCTAGTATATTTCCTTTTGTTTTAAATAGCAATGTAGACACTACTAACGATTCAAGTTATGATTTTTGCGCAGGATATTTATGCGCGACTAGCAGACAAGGCACTCAAGGGTCTGGAGCTTTAGTTTTAAGAACTAATTTTGATTATATTTGGGATTTAATTTCTGATAAAAGCCCAGATAGTACTTACCATAGAGAAATGTGGCATAATGGTCTTTTTGTTAGCCGCTTAGCTTATGGAAGTCTTGGATTTGGGGCTACTGATACTTCTCAATCAGTAAATAATAGAGGAACCCATGGAGCAGAAATTATAAACATAACTGATTTAGATACAGTATATAATCCTAATGGCACTATAATTGACAATCTGCAAATGAAACAATCTGGATTAGATAAATATGATAGTATAGTTACTGGAGCTCAACTTTTACTTGCTCCTTTTAATCCATTAGCAAATCACAGTAAAGATTCTCTTGCTAATGCAGATTATCATTGGTTTATTAATACGAATGCACAAAATAGTTCTAATGTATATTTTGGAACTAATACTCACTCTTATCTTAGACAAGAAGGTTCTACTTATACTGAAGATTTAAATAGCACTTTTTTTAGTGCATCTGATGCTGAAGGAGATAGTGGGCAATTATTTAGCGCATCTGATGATAGTGAAATACTTACTACATTAAATACTTATATTAATTTTACAAATTCTGGAGAAGGTACTGAGGGGAATTTAGAAGAAGGAACATACTATTATAAATTAGCGTATGAGTATGACAACCAATATGAATCTACCTTAACAAAAGAATCTGTAAGCCATTCTTTAACTGTATCTACAACAGATGGAACTAAAAGGTATGAATATATTAATATAAATATTGCTATTCCAGAAGATATTGTCAATGCAATGTCAGATAGAATTACAGGAATTGTAGTATATAGAAAATATGAAGGCGGAATAGATGTAGAGTATAGTAAAGTTGGCGTAATTAGTTTTGAAAGTAGCTGGATATACAATAGTGATTCAAAATCTTATAATTTTACAATTCAAGACACAGGAGTTTTACAGTCAACATATTTTGCTAATAATGGTATAGATGCAAGTATTGAAGACACTTCATTAAATTACGGATTATCGTGTGCTCATCAAGGATATTTATTTGTATCTAGGGCTTCACATCCTGAATTAGGTAACGTCAAGCATTATATATTTAGGTCTCAACCTGATAATTTTTATGCATTTAATTGGACAGAAGATTTTGTTATTATGCCAGAAACTCCAATTTGCATGACCAGTTTTAACAGTAGACTTTATGTATGGGGTGAAAATAATTTATATAAAATAGACCCTTATAGTATGTTAGTGGAAGATAGCTATCAAGGATTTAGTGTATCTAGTAAAGATTCTTTTGTTAAAACAGAATATGGTCTTTGCTTTATAGATTCAAATAATATATACTTGCACGATGGAAACAAACCAGTTACTATAGGTGACCCTATATTATACTCTTCTAATGATTCTGTTGTTTATAATACTACTAATACAGATGGATTTATAAAATTAGAGCAAGGATATAGAGAACTAATTCAATCTACATTAACTAATGGCCACAAACCACATGTGTCATATTCTGGTAAACACAATAGCTTTTTAATACATTTATCTAATTCAGCTGGAGAAGGAAAAGTATTTGCATTTAATATAGCAAAAAGAAGATGGGATTTATGGGATGCTCCAACGCCACATGCTGTAACTTTTTCTAAAGATTCTGATATATTAATAGCAGACAACACTAATATATATAATTACCTAAAATTAGAATCTGATGAATGGGTAGATTACAATAGAAGAAGTTGGGATTGGTTTAGTAAAGATATTAACTTTGGGGCTGATACTCAAGATAAAGTATTTAGAAGCATTAAATTTTTAGGTACTCCTAGCATATATAGTCTTGAAGACACTCCAATAGAATATGACTCAACTAATAAAAATGATATTGTATCTGTTCAAGCGTATGTAGATGGAGACTTAGTAAAATTATTAGTCAAAGAACGATTTTATGAAACATTGAATTTGGGCGGAGCAAAACTTGAAACTAGTATAAATGCCGAGCAAACATCTCTTGCTATGATAACTGATATTAAACCATACACTTCTTCTGGAGCAGATACTACTGATAACACTAAAAGATATCAATCATTTATTAGAGAAGGTCATATAATTAGAATAGATGATGAATTAATGTTTGTTAGTACTGCTCTTAAAATCGAAACTGCAAGATATAATTATGCAGATATAACTAGAGGCATTATGGGCACTACGGCAGCAAGTCATAGTGCAAATGCTTTAATACATGTTGTTTCTCCAGTATTAAAGTTTCCAGCAGGAACTAAAGGAAAGAATTTAAGTATTAGATTACGCGGACAAAAAGGATATATTGACTCTATAGGAGTAGTATATAAACCCAAAAGCATTAAATAATGGCTAGAACACGCCTTACACGAAAGAAAGTTAATGACCCTATAGTAGATAATGCTTTACGAGATATCTACGATAAAATAGACGGTTTAATGCCTGAAACAGATGGTAAACCATCTAAGAGACCTCCACGAGCAGGAGATACTCAAGTAGTAACAACTGATGATGGTATTGTTACTGATATTATATATGACGGTAAACAATGGCTTGTCAATGTAAATGGAAACTTTCATCCTGCTGTTAATTCTAATGGATATAATACGGGGGAAGGAACTAAAGGTTGGAGTAAAAAACCTATTGCTGGGGAATCTGTTAAATATGATAGTAATGCTGCAGTCCCTATTGTTAATAAAAAAGGTCAAAATATTGACATTATTAATAACGATGGTAATTTAGCAATTGACTCTAATATAGTTATAGGCAAAGGTGACTCCGCAGGAAAAATTACATCTAAAGGTGACCAAGATTTAATTTTAGATACAGGTAGTACAAATACAGGTAGCATTACTATTACAGATGGGGATAATGGTAATATTGCAATTAATGCTCATGGTACTGGTAAAATAAATGTCGATGGAGATGTTGATTTATCGTCTGGAAGTAAATTTAAAATCAATGGAACAGATTTAGCAGCTGGAGATGTTAGTGGCCTAGGAGCTTTAGCAGTTTTAGATACTATAGACCATACTAAAATATCTGATTTTGACAGTGAAGTAGACGGAAAAGTAACTGCTGGGGTTAACAACCTAATCGATTCTGCTCCAGGTGCTTTAGATACGCTTAATGAGCTTGCTGCTGCACTTGGTGATGATGCTAATTTTTCAACAACTGTAACTACTAACTTAGGTTATAAGCCAAATTTTTACAAACAAGACGCAATACCAAATGGTGCATCTGCTACACCTCCTGTAAAAAAAGGTGATTTGTGGATGGACACTAATGATAGTAATAAGATATATATTGCAGAAGCAGATGATTCTGATGCTATTACTGCAGGAGAATGGGTGTTAAATATAGGGACAAAAGTTCCAGCATCTGCAGTTTTTACAGACACACAATTAGATAAAACTGGTGTAGAAAATTTAGGCATTCAAGTAGTAGGGAGTATAACTTCAGGTACTTGGGGTGGAGATGCAATTGCAAATGATAAAATTGTAGATTTACCTAAGGGCAAAATAACAAATTTTGACGCTGAAGTAAATGCTTTAGCTCAAACAAAAATAGATGCACTTATAGATGGAGCTCCAAGTGATTTAAATACACTTAATGCTATTGCAGCCGCATTAGGAGATAATGCTTCTTTTGCTGCTGATATAACTAATAATATAAATTCAAGAGCTACAAAAGCTGACCCTGTATTTACAGGAACTGTACAAATTCCAAATATATCTAATTTAGAAACGACTGTAACTGCTAAATTAGATAAATCAGGAACAATAGCTAATGGAGATTTTGCTCAATTTGATTCAAGTGGAGACTTGGTAGGTAGAGATGCAGACCAAACTAAATCTGATTTAACATTAAATCTTGTAGATAACAAGTCTGCTGCTACGTTACAAAGTGAAATATTAACTGCAGCTACTGCTAATGACGTAGGATTAGGAAATGTTACCAATGAATCTAAGGCAACTATGTTTGATGGCCCCGCTTTTACAGGGACATTATCTATTGATACATCTATAGAGCTTAAAAATAATAGTGATGATTTTGAAATTGTTTTTGACAATGATAATAAAAGAGTAATAAGCAGTCAAGCCAATAAATTTATAAGAGATGTTAATGATGGTAACCCAGTATGGCAAATAGGCTCTTCTGATACTGAATGCCTACAAATTGTTGCTAATTACAATGCAGGTGCCAAAGGAATAGATGTTGTTGAATTTATAAGTAAAACAGCGAGCAGTACTGGGGATAAAGGTGCATTTACATTTTCAGTAGATGAAGCAACAAAAATGAGAATTGATGATGCTGGATTAGATGTTACAGGAATTATTAATGCTACAAGTAATATTTCAACAATAGCTACTGGTAAAGTATTTTTTGATAATGGTAATGATACATATATACATGAAGTATCTGCAGATAAATTAGATGTAGTTGTTGGGGGTCAAACCATATTAGAGGTTACAGAAGGTGGTGGTGGAGCTAGTGATTCAGTAGCTATACAAGCTTTAAATAAATTATATTTTGATGGTGTAGGAGATACATATATAACTGAAAGTGCAGCTGACACGCTTGATTTTGTAGTAGGTGGCGATACTGTTATTCAAATAGATGAAAATGGCGTTAGTGGAAACATTGTTGGAATCGATGGATGTATAGCATTTAAACATGGTTCTGATAATATATATCAGCCTGTTTATGGTGATGTTGTGTATACTGCTAATACTGGCAATAATACTGACATTGATTTTAGAGAATGTCAAAAAGCTAGATTAGAATTAACTGGTGGGCAAACAGTTGCAATTCTTGGGTTTATATTTCCAGAATTTTCAGGAAACTTTACTGTAGCATTAGAACAAGATTCAAGTGGAAGTGGGGTTATTACTGCATACAAAGCAATGAGTCACAACGGTTTATCTACTACTGATGTTAAATTTCCAGGGGGTTCAAATCCAACATTAACTACAACAGCAAATAAAACAGATATAATAAGTATATTTTGGGACGCAGAAAGTAAAATAGCCTATGCAGCTGCAACTTTAAATTTTTAATGGCATTTAAAGATAATACATTAGAATTTAGCGATACCCAAATCTTTGATGTACAGTCAGGATTAGAAGTTATGATGTTTTGGGAAGCTCCTATAATGCAAAAAGCTGCACAATATATATCTCACAACAATGGAGATGTACTTGAAATAGGATTTGGTATGGGTATATGTGCTGATTATATACAAGAACAGGGAGTAAATAGTCATACAATAATTGAGATACATCCACAGATTTTAGAGAAGTTAAATGATTGGGCTAGTGGTAAGTCTAATGTAACAATAATTGAGGGAGATTGGGCTAATTTAAGCCTTACAGACACATATGATGGCATCTTTCTAGATACATTTGGAGATGATAATTTAGATAGTTTTAAAACATTTGCATTAGAGCGTATTAAGTCTGGTGGAAAAGTAACTTATTGGAATAATGAGTCTGCTGAGAATAATAAGTATGCATTTGATTCTATATCATATGAGCAGATAAATGTAACTCCTGATGAAAATTTATATTTTGATGGTAATGTTTATTATATGCCAAAGATAACAGTCTAATGCCTACTGAGTTAATATACTCTACTACTTCAGGAGATGGATATGTAGGTAAAAGTTCTGGTACATATGCTGGTGCAAGAGATGCAACTACAGGTAGTTTTGCAAACAGTAGTTTAGTTGGAAATTCATTTGGAATTAGGTCATCTGTAACTAGTGCAAGAGGTGGTACATTATATGTAATAACAAGGTCGTTTTTTTATTTTAATGTTTCTAGTATTACACAAGCTCCTACTTCTGGTGTATTAAAAGTACGAGGAAGAACATTTGGAAATTCTGATGTTGTTGCAGTTAAAGCAAACCATGGACTTACTATATCGACTGCTGATTTTGATGCTATCAATGGATGGCAAACAGGAGTAAATAATTTTTCTAACGTAACTATTTATGGAAATGTATTAACGTCATGGGATACTAGTGGATTTAATTCATTTACTTTAACCAGTGATGCATTAACAGACATTCGTTCAAACAACACATTTCAAGTTTGTTTGTTAGATTTTCCAAATGATTTAAGAAATATTGCACCAACATCAAGTTCTAATTATAGTGGTGTTTGGTATGCAGATTATGGAGATACTGCTTACTGGCCACATTTAGATTTAACAATGCCAGATGCTAGCGATAATGCTATGTTTTTTGGAGCAAATTTTTAATTGGTTTAATAAGAAGCAAAGTATTATATTATAATGATATTTTCTAATTAAAAGGAAGATTTATGAATTTAGAACAAATACAGAATTGGGTACATAATGGCCCTGCAGCTAATGATAGGCAATTTTTATTACCTGCATTAAGTATAGGCGCATCTGTTGCTGGTGGTCTTATGGCTATGAGAGAAAACCCAAACCGACCTATTACACCAGGAGAAGTTAGAGGAGACTTATCTAGAAGCCAAGGTGTAGTCAATCAAATGCAATCTGGTTATGGACAAATGCAAAGCATGGGTCAAGGACTTATGGACCCTAATAGTGCTATTAACCAACAACAACAACAGATGATTAGAAATCAATCTGCTGACCAACTTGCAATGCAACATATGTTAGCAAGAAGGCAAGCAGCAGCTATGGGACAAGATTCTGGTATTACAGCAGCTCAAAACAGAGTTACTCAAGGAAGGATGGCTCAAAGTGCTATGCAACAAGGGCAGCAAGCTTTTATGCAGAATAGAATGCAAGGAATGGGCGTTCTTGGGCAATCTCAAGGACTATTAGGAAATATCGGTAGAATGCAAATGGGTCTTGATGAAAACATTGCACAGGCTAGATTAGCTGAAAGAAACTATGAACAACAAGAGTTTGAAAGAAGAAACATGGCAATGTCTAGTATGTTAAGTGGCATGGGTTCTGGTTTAATGGGTGCTTATGCACAAGGGATACCTTCATAATGGCTTTGCAATTTGATATGTCTAAAAACAATTGGCAACAAGATTTAATGTTGCAAAAACAAATGAGTACTCTTGGTGAAAATTTAGGTGATGCTGGTGCAGTAGTTGGACAAAAACTATTTCCAGAAGGTGGTAAAAATGTAGGTAAAAATTTATTAGCTGCAGCATTAGCTGTTCCAGGGGCAATTGGAGCTACTGGACTTGCAATAAAAAAAGGGAGTAAAGGATTACAACAAAAGATTAAAGGAGCTCGTCAAAACATATCTACTGGTATTAAAAACACAGGTAGAAAAGTTAAACAAGCAGCAGATACAGCTGTAGATTTATTTATAGGCGACAAAGATATGCTTGACCAGTTTGAAGGTTCTCAAGACAGCACATTAGTAAAAGCATTAAAACAAAGAAAATTAAAAAGATTGCAAAAACAAGCTAGAAAAAAATCTTTAACTCCATCAATAGAAATGTCTGATAGATATGTTACTGAAAGACCTCAAGATATTGAATTTGGAGAAGTTGACTTTGGGTTGCCGTCTAAAATGTATAGAAAAACAATACCTATGCCTGGACCTGAACCTCTTCCAGAGTTTGAAGCTCCTATTCCTAAACCTGCTAGAGAACCATATACTATATCAGCTGAAATAGAAGCTAAGAAAAAAAGAGATGTAAATAACATGCCATTTAATCCTAATGTTTTATATAGTGGCAAGGAAGCTCAAGCTAGGGGTGCATTAATGAATCAAATTTATGGCCCATTGCAATCTTTAATAATTCAACAACAAGAATCTCAACCTAATATAGAACAACCTGTTGCACCACCTGCGATTGAAGATGAAATAGATTATGATAACATTACCCCAGATATGATAAAAAAAGCTCCAATTGAATACTATGGACCAGCAAGTAATGAAATGTTGTATGAAATAATGCAAAGAAATAAGATAAGAACTGATGGTGCAATGGACATGAGAGTTAACAATCCATATTAGAGGAACATATGAAATTAAGTGAAGCTATAGCGCAACGACAACAAAACGCAGAAAATCAATTCTTTACAAATTTGATGCAATTTGGTATGAACAACGACCCTGTATTTGATACTAGTGGCGATACACCTGTATACAAAGGCGATTCTATGCCGTTGCCATCAAAAACAGAAATTTGGAATCAGTATGTGCAAATTAAAGGCGGCAGGCTATCTCCTCAAGACCTGGGATTATTTGAACAATACTATAACTCAGTAGTTGCAGCCAAAGAACAAAATACTTTAAAAGGATTACAAAATCTTGCTAATAGAGGCTATGAAGCAAAAGATATACGTAAGATAGTAAAAGACACCCCAGACTTATACAATAATTTACTAGACATGATTAGCGATGCAGAAGCTACGCAGACTCCTGAAGGACTGCAACAAGCAGCTGCTATTAAATCATTTATGCCATTAGATGAAGATGAAAGTTTACTTTCAAGAGCATCAGAATTTGTTTCAGAAAACCCTATAAGTACAGGACTTGGGACTTATGGTGCTTTAAGAGGTGGAGAATATCTTTTATCTGGTAAATCAAAGGGTATTGCAAAAAGATTAGGACTTGAAGATGTTAGTGAAAAGAAAACACCCAAGTCTAAAGCTAAGGCTAGAGTAAAAAATATTAGAAAATTAACTCCTAAAGTAGGAACATCATTAATTGCTAGCGCTGTTGCACCAGAAATAGGTGAAGCAGTAGCAGGTGAAACAGGCAGAGAAGTAGGAGAGTACCTTGGTGGCGGTTTAATGACTGCCGCAGGAATAAGAGGATTGCTAGGTTTAACATCTAAAGTTCCTCATCCTATAGCTAAAGGCATTGGATATGGTGGATTAACTGCTATGGGACTATACGACTTATATAATACTGCAACAGAAGAATAATTTATGGCTGAGTTCCAACCACGATTGGATGAGCGTACTGTAAGAACATTAATTGATTCTTATAAAAAGAATCCAGACGCTTATGCAAACCTCAAAGACACAATACAGCAACACGCTGATTATCACAACATACCTTTTTATAGCGGTGAATTTAGTATATCTGATGCATTAACAGACCTTGGCTCGGGGTTTATAGAAGGTTTTACTACATTAAAAGTAGGCGACACTCCAGACAACGAATACGAAGCAATTTTTAAAAACCTAGGTCATTTAGCTGGGTTTGCACCTGGTATTATAGGAGCGCCATTAGGTGCTGCTGCTAAAGTATCTGCTAAGTTAGGACTTAAAACTACATCTCTTATGACAGCAGCTAATACTGCTCGTTCATTAAACAACAAGTCTGTTCCTATGGCTGTGGCTAATTTTGCAACTAAACAAACAAAAAAAATTGTTAAACCATTTTTAAATCAAGGTAGACTGGCTAAAAATGATGCAGTAAGAACTGCTAGTAATTTTATATTAGGTGAAAGAGCTAGACATATAGCTGAAGGTGCATTTCATTTAGGAGCAGCATCAGCAGCATCAGCTTGGCAAGGTGGTGTCGATGAAATGATGGCTGCATTTGTAGGTGGCGCGCAAGCTGGTGGTGTATTTAGAAGTATAGGTAACTTTGTTAATACTGGAAGTGAAGCTGGTAATAAAGTAGCTAAAACATTAGCAGGTTCATTGTTTATGGGATTACCTGCTACTATGAGAGGTGCAACTACACCTGAGCAAGTTTATGAATATGTTATGGGTGCTTGGTTTGGAGGACAAGAACGACCATGGACTGTAGCTAAAGCACAAAAGTTTTCACAAAAATATGAAAAAGATGCACAAAAACCTGGTAACGAAGCATTGGTTGAAATATATGACCCTGCTAGACATCCTGAGTTTAGTAAATTACCGCCTGAAGTACAAAAAGAAGTAATTACTCAGTTTAATCAAACTAGAGGAACTGTAGAAGAACAGGTGCAACGAACAGCTGCCAATGAATTACAAAAACAATTAAATATAGAAACAGAAAAATTATTAGAGCAAGAGGGTGTACCTAAAGTAGAGGTTAAAACTGAGCCTACTAAGATAGTAGAGAAAGAAAAAGAAGTATTTGAGACTGGTAGCACAGAAGAAAGTAATGTAGGCGTAGAACCTACTATAGACCCAAAGATAGGCAATAAAGCTCAAAACATAGTTAGGTTTGATATGCCTGATTTTTTTAAAGGTAAAGAAATTACATCTCAAGAAAGATTAGACCAGACAGCTGAGATAACAACTAAAATGTCTAATATACTAGACAAATACGTTAGAGGTCCCAAGACTAACGAGTCATCTGATGCATTTAGAAAAATACAAGAAATGCTACAAGAAGACTATAAATATCAAATTAAAAATTCTAATAAAGACCCAGAAAGAGTATTGCGTACAGAAGGTGATATAAGACAGTTTATTACTCGATATAAAAACGATAAGGTTACAGAAGTACTTACGACAGATGGTACTAATATATACTTTTTAACAGAGCAGAATGCTAAGAATTTAGCAGGTAATAAAAAAATATTAACAGAGCCATTAAAAATAGCTGACCAAATATGGAAAAAGTTAACTGGCAAAGATGAACGTGCACATACGTTTCTTGACCATATAGTTGTAGAAGGTGAAAATGGTCAACGTGAAATATCATTACAAAAACTTAAACAGATGGAGTATGCAGAGTATGGTGGTGCAAAAGATTACTATAATTTAGTAGGCGGCACTATAAAAGAAATGAATAAAAAAGGTTATAGTTATTTTGGTGGTAAAGGTACTGCAGACAGACTATACTTTATGAAACATCATCCTAAAAGCAATACAGCTGGTAACATGCGAACTATTATATCTCAATTTAAAGCATCAGATATTCGTGCGCTTAGAAATGATTTTAAGAAAAAATACAATTTAACTCAAGCTGAGTTTGATAGAGGGTTTGCATCTAACGTATTATGGCAGTTAGAAATGAATGGTTTAGAGTTTACACCTGCTAATATTAAAAAAATGCAAGGCGATGGGTTTTTAAAGAATGCAATAGCATTTAATAAAAGACTGCCATTATTAATGACAGATGCATATTCTGCTGAAAAAGAGTTTTTTACTAACAAACAAAGCCCTGGGCACATAGCTGATTTAGTAGAAGGTAATTTTAGATATAATATTATACCTGATTTTGGTCAAAACTTACCTAAACGATTACAAGATAAAATGAAAGAAGCTGCTAAGTTTTCAGACATAGAGTCTACTAAAACAGAAGAACATCTTGATGGTGCTATTATAGCTAGAGATGATGTTGTACGAGCTTTAAATTTAGAAAAAGGTACGCCTGAATCTGGTACTAATAAATCATTAATAGTATCGCCTAATGCTGAGCACGGTGCATTGCTTGGTAAATATGCAATACATCCAGCAGGACCTAAGTTATCAGCAGAAATGAAAGATGCTGGTATACATATGAATATTATGGCATCTGCTGTTAAACAAAAAGGTACAAGAGAGTTTTATGAAGTATATGATTTAGACCCTACGCATATTAAACAAGATTTAGGCATAAAGCAAAGTAAAAAGTTTATTGCACCGCAGAGTATTAAAAAACAAATGCTTACTAATTTAGTAGAAGCTATGGCATTTCAAAAAGCATCTAAAGATGGCTTTACTGTCAAAGAAGCAGTTGATGGTATATTTAAAGATTTTATGGAGCCACGTATTAAAGGTGATGCAAAAGCTAATGAAGCATTAGATGCGTACTTAGAAAAACTACCTACAGCATCAGATAAACAATTAGCTAAAGAACTAGATAAGCTAGATTTTGATGCTATTGGGTTAGAACGTATAACAGATGCTATGAAACAACCTGGTAATCAATTGTTTTCTAAGGCATTTTATAACTATCTATTGTTAAATAGAAAGTCTGCTATAAGAGAAGAGTATGCCGAAGGTGTAATGACAGAAGCAGAATACGATGCAAACAATAGGGAAGTTGAGTATTACCATTCTGTTGCACAAAAAATGATAGCAGCTGCACGTAAAGACGCTATTAAACGTGGTAAACCAGAGAATGAAGCTAATATATTTACGCATCCAGATATAAACAAATACAGAGATAAAATGATGTCTAGTTGGATAGTAAACTCTGTTACTAAACCAAAGGTTAAAAACTCTGCTGCAGCTATTATTAGACCATATGATGAAGGATTACAGAAAGATTTAGATGGTGTTAATCCTAGGTTAAAAGAATTAAATACAAATTCTAAAATATTTTTCCTTGGAGACAAACATAAAAAGAAAGTTATTGAAACAGAGCTATATGGAAAGAAAACACTCGAAGAGCTCTATAGCACGTACTTAAGTAAAAGTACTCCAGAATCGGCTAAAAAACGGCTAGAAGAGGTTTTTAGGACTGCAGTTATAAGAGTTCCAGCAGATTCTAACTCTGGTACACAAATATTGCAGTTTGCTGGGTTTACTGGAAGAAATGACTATGGCATACTAATGCATGGGTTAAAGATGAGAGCGTTAGGTGGTGCTGACCTTGATATTGATTCTGCGTATATGTACTTTGGTGGTAAGGGTGGTTTAAAGAAAGAATATAAAGATGTAATGGAAGCTCAAGAACAAGAGTTCTATGTTAAACAGAAAGATGGTAGGTTTAAAATAGCTGATAACAAAGCTAAAGAATTTGAGAAAAAGCTTATACAAGAATATAGTCCAAGAGAAGACGCGTTATTTAAAAGTCAGGCTGGTATGTTTGCGCCTAATATGCGACATCAAGCATCAGAAGGTGCTGTAGAAGGTAGAGGACTTCTTGGTGGAGCTGCTGTTAATCCTAAAAACATTATGGCATCTGCATATCAAATGATACTTAATAAAGGTAAAGACGAGTTTACTGTTAAACATTTTGGTAAAGATATAAAAGTAACTCTTATCCCTAAAACTAAACCTCAAGAAATAGATTACGCAAATAAACTAATGCGTGCTATGGTTGGTTTTTCATCAGATGCAATGGATTATGGTAAGCCTAAAGGCTATGAGAATTGGTATAAACAAGCATTAGAGGCTCACTTTATTGTTAAATCAAAAGTGCCATTAGCTAAGTTGAATGTTTCAGAGTTTAATAAAAATGGTGTTATTGGTATGTTAAGTAAAGCTAATAATGCATACTACGGCAAAGATTATACAAATCAACGTCAATATACTATGGAAGACAGAAAGAATCTTACAGCAGAACTTATGGCTGAAGACCCAAAGAATATTACTACTATGACGCCTAAAATAGCTAGACTGTTACATAATATAGACTATTCTGACCACGCATTAAATAGAGTAAAATTTGATAGAATAACAGATTTATATAATAACTACAACAAAAGTGTAGCTGAGTATAGTTCTTTAAAAGGTATGTTAGGAAGAAGAACATTAAAAACACCTACTCCTACAATTATTAATAAAGTGTATAAATACAATTTATTAAACCCTGATGCATTAGTTGCAGCTGCTAAAAACAAAGCTACGTTTTACGATGTTATAAAAGGAACTAAGTTTGCTACATTTAAAAAGGCAAAAAATAAACTTTACACAGAACAAGAACGCATTGCTGTATTAGAACGATTAAAAGAACAAGCTGGTGATTTTTCTGGTAGAGATATACAAACAATGGTGACTGTACAAGAGCTTGTAAAAATTATAGATGTTGTAAAGAAAAGAGTTCCTGGTATTACAAAAGCTGAAGTAAATGCAATGATAGAAGATGCGCATACTACAGTAGAAAAATTAAAAGCAGAATCGTATCTAATGAGAGATGATAGAAATAGTTTAGATACTGAACTAAATATTGGTAGACAAAGAAAGTCTAAAGGTTCATCGATTAAAGACCAAAATGCTATTGATGCAGAGATAAGAAAATGGAAACGTAATAGAACTGACATAGAAAAAAGATTGTTTGATACATTAATGTTAGGTTCATTGAATCGTGGTAATCTTGAAAAGTTAGCAGAACTAAACGCAATTAAACTAGAAAGACCTTTAACTAATAAGGAACAAAAAGACTATGATACAGAGCTTACAAATACAGCAAGAACGTCATCATCTATGTTGGGATACAACAGCGAAGCTATGGAAACTAATTCTATTGGAAAGTTTTTAGGTGAAATAAACAATACATACAACGAAGTATCTACTCATCGTGCACCAGAACAAATACGAAGAGAAGGAACTATACTATTAGAAGAACCTACTAAAAAAGAAAGCATTGAAAAAGGGTGGCCTGAGGAATCTGATGCTAAACTAACAGAAGTATTTACTACTGGATGGGAAGGCGTTAAAGAAGCTAAAGGTAAAACTAAACTAGATGCTGAGACTAAGGGTTATATTGATGACATTGTAATGGACTTAAAAACAGAAAACAATAAAGTAGTACAAAACATTGGATTTATTGCACGTGAAGTTGTAGGCAAAGATATAAATATATTTAATAAACAGGACTGGATGGTACTTCGCAATTGGCTTAGAGATACTAAGACTGGTACTTTTTGGCAACGATTAAAAGGTGAAGATATTAGTAAAGTATCACAGCGTACATATTTACAGTTTCCTGAAACTATTAATAAAGAATTAATGCGAGATGAAATTGTTCTGATGCAAAAGAAAGGTATATTTATGACAGCAGAAGGTATGAAGACTGGTAAGTCTATATTACCTACTCAGTACATAGACATTACTCAATATAGAATTAAAAGCGTGTTAGATGCAGCAGATGCAGCCAATGAACAGTTATCTTTAGAACGAGTAAAAGAATATACGTTTTTAGATGCTATACCTGAAGGCAAACAATTATGGGAAGTAGCTATGGTTAAACGAGAACTTCCTATGGCAGAAAAGATTTTAACAGATGTAAGTAAAAAAGATAAACCTCTTGCTATGTTTCACGCTAAGACATATACAGATGCTTTTAATGAAATTACTAAAAAACATAAATACGAAACTGATTTAAAAGATAAAGTTTATACTGTTGAAATAGATAAAAAACTGCAAAAGTTAAAGGGTTCTGAAATTGTTGATATTATTAACAATAAAGAAACAGCATATTATAAAAAAGAATTAGAGATTGCACAAGGTAATGTTCCTAAAGATTCTTCTGGTAATTTAAAAGTAATAGGAACAACTGCAGATGGTCAACCATTATATGCATTACAAAAAGCTATAGAGTTTGGTATTCCTGGATTTACATCTGGTCCTAAAAATAGTGGCTACGTTAAAGGATTTTACGACCCTAAAACTAAACAAAATCCAATTATTAACTTTGAAAAACTTGTAAACGATTTTAATAGAGCTGTAGCTAAAAACAAAAAAATACCGACAGAATTTGGTATTGATGGTATAAATACTATAGCTAGGTCAATGAAATATGAAATAGCTACTAATACTAAAAAACTAAAGAAAAAAGAATTGAAAAAAATGTATGAAACATTTCCATCTAGAACTGGTAGAATATCAGAAGAAATGTATTTTCCACATAATCATTTTAGTAAAAAAACCGCACTTAACGCACTTAAAGAATATGTAAAATATATACGCAAAAGCAGTTTAGATGCTAAAGAACAAGATAAGTTAATAACTAAATTAACATACAGACATCACGCATTAACTGGTGATTATATGTTTGAAGCTATTAATACTTGGGAAGGATTTAATAAAAGTTTAGAAAATATAGGCAAACGTAAACAAAAAAAAGAAGAACGTATAAGTTGGTTGCAAGATATAAAGAAAACTGGTTCTCAGCTTAGTAGAGAAGGTCATATACCTGGATATTCATTAGACATACAGGTTCCCACAGGCTATGGTAAAAGTTTAAACAATACATATTACAAACAATGGGCTCAAATACTTGCAAGAGATACTATATCTAAGTTTGAACAGTCAATGTTTGATAGAAAAGTACCAGAAAACATTAAAGAATCGTGGTCTACATTCTTAAAACTTTATGTGCAAGGCGCTATAGGCAATCCTGATGTTGTCCCTGAGTATGTTTATGAAAATCCTAACATGAAAATAAAAGGTACACCTTATGGATGGTGGGCTGATAATAGAGTTAAAGATAGACTTAATAAAATAGGAGACAAATTAGGATTAATTAAGAAAGAATTACCTGAAGAACTTAGAGGTTTAGATTTAAATGATGTACGTAACTGGAGTAACCTAGAAGCTAAGTTTGAGTTAGCATCGTTATTAGCACATCCTAAGTCTGTTGTTGCTAATATTTTTGGTGGTACTATGCATACTGTACAATCTGTTGGTATGAAGACTTGGATGGATGCTAGAAACAATAAATATATGGCTGCACTTAGTGATAAGTTTGCATCTAAAGAAGCTAGAGAAGCGTTTGTAATTAAACAAGGCGTATTGCCTGAGCAATTACTTGAGGAATATGGTTTAGCAACAGAATATCAATCATCTCGTAATAAAGAGTTTATTGAACTTGTTGCACGTAAACTTAAACGTGACCCTAATTTATCTAGTGAATCTGTTTTAGATTTAGGTAAAGAAAAGGGTATCACAAGACCTGTTACAGAATTAGCAGCTAAGTTTATGTCTGTACCAGAAAGAGCATTAAGAAGAGATGCATTTATGGCACATTATTTATTTTGGTATAAAAAATTCAATGGTGCTATTAGAGAGTTTGACCACCCTATATTAATAGATTTAGCTAAGAAAGGAGTTAAATCTACTCAGTTTTTATATTCTGCTCCATTTAGACCTATGTTTGCTAGAACAGCATTAGGTAAAGTAATGACACGTTTCCAGCTTTGGGGCTGGAATGCTATACGTTTTAGAAGAGAAGCATTAAGACAAGCTAGATTATATGGTTTTAAAGGTAAAGAAGCAGAACGTGTGGCAAGAATAATGCAATTAGACCTATTTGTATTTTCATTAGGTAATGCTTTTGCATATTCATTATTTGATACTGCAATGCCATCGCCATGGAACTGGATGCAGGATACTAGTGAATGGTTGTTTGGTGATGAAAAAGATAAGAAAAGAGCATTTTTTGGGCAATGGCCACAGCCAATTGCACCATTACAACTAATTACTCCACCAATAGCAAGACTGCCAATGGCATCTATGAGAGCTGTATTAGAAGATGATTGGGAACGAGTAGCTAACTATTACATACACACTATGTATCCATTTGGAAGAATATCTAGAGATTTTGTTGCTCAAAACAATTTAATAGAAAACCCAATGTCACTTGTAGATAAATGGACAGGCATACCATTAATAGGATTAAGTAGAGCGTCCAAAGAATTAAGAGAAGGTGAAGAAAGAAAAGTCCCAACACCTGGGTCAGGACTTACTTTCTGATTCTTCTATCATACCCCACAACAACCATAAGTATACTGTAAGGTCTGTTAATCTACCACGTACATCTTCTCTTTGACTTTTATATCCTTTAACATAAGCAGATATTCCATCAAAGTGTTTTGATGCATATACCCAAAGAGCTTGTTCTCTGGATATATTGCAGGATTCTGCTACTCTTTCGAAGTTAGCAAATACATTATCTTCATCATGAGCGTATTCTTTCTGCCCTGAGTCACGAGTCTTTGTTATCTGCGGTAGAATCTTCTTTTCCATTAGATTCTTCATTTCCTTGTGTTTCATCAAGACCTCCTAACTTTTCTTTCATAAATGCATGAAATGATTCTTGTGATAGTATTTTATCTTCGTCTAACTTCATAAGCAATAGATTAATTGTCATTTCTGTTGCTTCAACTTTTTGTATTGTTTGATTAATAACATTGATTATTTGTTTTTTACCAATGTTTTTGTATTTTGCATTACTCATCTCTTTTCTCCGTGTACATTTTCATAGCTTTTAATCGACCTTTTAATATTGTAGCTACGTTACTGTTTTCAAACTCAACTAATGGTGTTTGCGTTGAATTGCCTTTTGTTATTGCAACAGATTTTGTTTGTTTTGTTTCTTGGCAAAGAAATAATTCATTAGTTAATCGTTTTATTTCTTCATCTTTATTATCTAACATTTGTTGTAGTTTTTGTATTTTATCTCTATAAAAACTCATACTCATCTTTACCTCCTATCTGAAATGTAGTTTTTAGTTTTGCTTTTATTTTTGGTTTTGGATTGCCACCATTTAAGAATCTCCATACACTATCAACAGACATAGCTATGTCTAAGTTAAACTTAAACTTTTTTAATTGATAGTTAGGTTCTCTTATCCATTTACCTTTGGTGTACAATCCTGCTAATATACCTATTTCTTCTCCTGTTATTTTAGATAACAGTTCAGCATACATATTTAGCTGTATTTCATGAGACTTATAATAGCCTCCTGTTTTAATGTCTATAATAGCATATTTACCATTCATTTTAGCTATTATATCACAAGTACCTGCCCACGGCACATCTTTGTGCCACATAAACAATTCTGTGTCAATCATTTGTATTTCATTATCTCTCCAAAATTTTTCAAATGACATAAGATGTTTACATATTTCTTCATCTTCTGCTTCAACAGATTCACCATGCATATATTTTTCTGCAAGGTCATGAACAAGCGTTCCTCTATCTGCTGCTTTATCACGTTCTTCACACGCAATTTTGTAGCTGGGATGATTACCTAACCATTGCTCAAAACCCTTACCTTTATTTAATGTACCACCTATAATAGTAGTAACTGAAGGTTTCCAATTGTAAGAACCAACTGGCGCATACCACCTATCTCCTGATTCATGTCTTCTGATGTCTAAGCTTTCTTTGTATAGTTCTATTTTATCCTTCATAATTCATTAACTCCTTTATAGGTACTAACGCACCTTCACTAGCATTGTCATCACCACCTTTTACTGGATAACTAGCTATCCCTTCGTTTATTAATTTTTTAACTTTGGCTTTCATTATATTAGTAGGCAACAATATTATCCCTTGTATCTCCTCCTCTAGGGTTAGTATTGTTGCCCACCAATCAGCCTTGGTAGTCGTTATGCCACTCAAGGTCCCACGCCATACAAATTCTACAAATATATTGCCTGTCTCTTTCCATTTATTACGTTCTGTTTTGACTTCAATTAACCTGTTTGTATCTGCTGTCAATAATTCTGATAATGTACCTTCATATTTTATTCCGAAAGGCAAATCAATATCGTAGAATTTACTCATCATCTACTCCATTCATTTGTTCTTTAGCTCTCCAAGTATATACGCCATTTAAATATGTTTCTATCCACCAACATCCATTAGCAGCTTTTTTAATAGCTTTTGTACGTCTATCTACTGTTGATGTTTTTGGTTTTGAAAGCGTTCTTCCTGCATCTCTTTGTTCTGATGACAGGTTTACTAGAGTTGTCTTTTTTGTTGACTTTTTTATTTTTTTTAAGTCCATTGTTATATCTCCTTATCCATCTGCCATTTCTAAATGTTAGATTAAACAGATTTTCTTGATGTTTTATTATTTTTTCAACGCACGATATATTGTCCTTGTCGTTACGTTGTATCTTGTAGCGAGGTCTTTTATTTTCCATCCTAACAACCTTTTTAGTTTGATGCCGATTCTATCGAATTTGCTTATTTTGACGTTCATGCCATAACCTCCTGGCTTCTGCTTTTGTTTTGTTGTCCACTTTTCTTTTTTTTCTTAATACATATGTTCCATTTGTATAAAAAATAAAATCTTTTTCTTCCCAATTTGCTAATTCATATTTTGTTGCAGGATATGGACGTGGATTGTTTAGGTTCCATATCTCATCTGTTATTGTCATAAAAGTAAGTATTGTATAACATTTAATAACCATTCCAAATAATATCATAATATTTCCTTATATGAGCGGGGAGAGCTGCACCAAACTATAACAGCTCCTGTTAATTGTTTGACCCTCCCCGTTTTCTTTCGACTAATAAAGTTTCCGTTACCTATGAAAAAGAAATACGAAAACATCTTGGAGTTTTTATACTGCAACTTCCAGCCAGTATTTATTTAAATACATCGCTTCTAGCAAGTTTTCTTAATATATAATCTCTTGAATTTTTGTTTTGTCTTTTTAACCAGCCTAATAACTTTTTATATACTTTATCTGTTAAAGGGCCTTTTCTGGTATTGCAACGTGCACATATCATTTGAAGATTTGTTTTGATAGAATCTCCGCCGTGGCTAATAGGATTAGTGTGGTCACAAACCATATTGTTAACTTTAAGTATTTCTTTGCAATATTTACATTGTTTTCCGTACGCCAATAAGATAAGCTCGCGTATTTCTTTAAGGCTAATATCAAATAATACTTCATATTCTCTGCTCCTTCTTTTTAGTGAAGTTCGCAGTGTAGATGACTTTTTCATTAAACGATGAAATACACCTTTACTTCTGTTTCCATGATGTTTTTTAAGCTTTGGGAGGAACTTGTCCTCCCAAAACTTCATTCTACTAGTAATTTTACGCTTGTCCTGTTTCATGCCATCCTAACTTTTTTCGCACAGCTAATGTAAAATTTGTTTCTAGTTTCCATAGCCCTAAAATTAATGATGATGCTTTACCTGTTTCATCATTAATCCATGCTACGCCTATTCTAAACGCTTTAAATAACTCTATCATAGCTAAATTATCGTCTAGTATTATTGCTATAAACCATCCCATTATATTCTCCTTAACCTAAAGCTTTCATTCCATTCTACATCAACGTCAAATAATTCACCGTCAGTATTTTTGTACATATGAATTTCTTTTATATTAGAATCAGCCTGTCCATTAAGACCAATCACTTTACGTGATGCATTCTCAATAGCACCTGAACCTTTACCTGCATACAGGTCTAAAACTTCATTTCTACTGTATTCTCTACTAACTTGTGATACTTGTATAATAATAACATCTAGATTAACAGCCATATTAGATAAGTTATGAGATATGTATTTAATTTGTTCATACTCTCCTTTAACATCTTTTGGTGTATCTACCAAATCTATATAATCAACTACTACAAGATATGGACTTAGTTCTTTTATTTTGTCTTGTATTGATGTTAGTGTTGGTGTAACTGTTTGTATATGTAGATGTTGTAGCTCATCAGAATGACGCTTGTATACTTCTTTGTAATTAGCATTCACTTCTTCTTTTGATAAACCAGATACTATTTGCAAATGACGTCTGTGCATGTACCATGCTGATAACTCTAGTGATAAAAACAATGTTGGTATTTGCCATTGTTTGTTTATTCTATCGTTTTTAAAATCTACACCCAATGCAAGATTCTGTGCGAGTGTAGTTTTGTTAGACCCTGTTGGACCGAATATCGTTACAAGTTCGCCTGGATATATTTGTGTATCATATCCTTTTAAACCAAACATATCTGATAAAGGTACAGTTCTACCTTGGAAGTTGGTTTCTAAGCGTTCTTCATATTCTTTTTGTAATGTATCAGAATCTTTTACATCGATATGATAGTTTTTGTTTTTGAAATAAACACATTTAGTTTGACAATGTTCTTTCATAATTGAGTCATGACAACTGTATCTATAGTTTCCATTGTAAACAGATTCTATTTTTTGTATGACTGCTTCTTCATCCATCATATTGTTATTCCAATGCAATATCATTACTTTTGCATAGTCGCTGGGTACTCCATTTCTTTTTAGATAACTAGCTATCCTAAGTAGTGTATTGTGCCTAGAGCCTTGTATTGGGCCATTCCTAAGCATTGTTTGTACACAAGGTACTACCTTCGTAGGTTCACTAACTTTGCCTTGTTGACGTATTTTTGGTACATCTAGGCATATATAGCCTTCTAGTTCACAATCTCCATCTAATAATTCATATGGGTACTCAAAGCGTGGGTCTTTAGCCATCTCGTGTATCTGTTGATATGTTTTGTTGTATGCTTCATGTAGTGTAATAGGTATTTTATATAAACCTGTTTTCTGGTTTTTTGTGTGTGTCACACGATATATTCCACTTCTCATGTAGATACTTGAGTCAATATCTTCAAACAGATTCGACATGGTTTGTTTTACTTGATAGGGCAAGCTATCACTAGCTTGGAAATTGAATACTTTGTTTGTTATGACGATATGATAACCAGTACCACTAAAATAGCATTGTATACTCTCATCTAGGACTTCTAGGGTATTTAGATGTTGAAGAGTAGTACGCAATTGTTTTAGTGTGTATTCATCTGAATTATCTTTTTTGTCTATATCAATAAGTATATTATCAATACCACGCTTACCGTGATAGCCTTTTAACGTCCTATGTGAATCAGCATATTCTTTTGCATCATCACCGTAGAGATAAACAGAGCGATATAGTGGGCTTCCATCTTTAGGAAGATAATGGCCAAGCTCACTACGCAAAACTAGATTTCCTCGGTTATGAGGACCTCCGACTGCTACCTCTACGTATTTCATAGATTAGCTAATGCGTTGTCTGCTAAATTAGTTTGTCCTTTTGGAGCAAAATCATCTTGACTAGCTTCCTTTAGATAACCATTTTCTTTAAGCCATTTAACATCTTTGTCGCACTGCATTCTGCCACCTTCTGTGTTTAACCATAGTTTAGGCCACATTTCTGTATATACTTTATCTCCTGGCTTTTTAGGCTTCTTTTTGTATGCATACGCAATAAAGTCCTGTCCATCCATTTTAAAGTTGCTGTTAAGATGTTCTGCAATATTAGTTATTTGATTGCCATTTTCGTCTTCCCATTTTTTATCAATAGTAAGACCACCTTTAAATCCAATCATATCAAAGATATTGTACATTCTTTTTAGTACACTACCTCCAACTATTTTACCTTCACTATCTTTATCTAATCTACCTAATAAAGACATTTTATTTGTGTATTCGCTACCTTTGACAGATAATTCTATTTCTAAAAATATCTCAGCCCAGTCTTGTCCTGGAAAGTCGCCACTTCTATCTTTAAATCCTACTGTACCCACTTCTATTGCTCCTAAGTATGAAGACTTAGGAGTCCCTGTTCCTGCACTTGTTGTTTCTGGTTTGAATATAGCCATTTATTTAGCCTCCTTATATATATTTTTCCATTCAAATTTAACTTCTTTACCCTTTAAATGAGGACATCTACTACCTGCTTCTATGCTATCATTAGCTTTAAAAGACACCATTAGGTTTTCTTTGTCATCACGATATACATATCCAATAGCATCACAACCAGCCATGATAACATTTTTTAGTTTACCTGTTAAATCAAGAGATTCTGGTATTACTATAGGGTTACCTTCTGTTACTGCATACGCTACTTTTCTATGTCCAATGATGATAAGATGTTCTGCTACTTCTTTGAAATGTGAAATAGTTTTAGCTACTTTTTCACGTACAAGTCCATAACCTTTACCAAATGCTAAATCAGCAATAGAGTTCACACCTTCTTCTTCGCATACTCTGCGTTCAGCCCATTCTGCGACTTTATCAATTGTATCAATAGCTATATATTTATACTTTACATCTTTACTTTCTTTAATAGCTATTAATGTTTCAATTAACTCATCTCTACTATTTACTTCTTGTATGTAACCTTCAATCATACGACTACCTTTTTCTGTATCTATTATTAGACAATCATCTAAATTAGATAGCATGGTAGTTTTACCAACTTTAGGTGCTCCATACAATAATAAAGTAGAAGGATTTACAGAAATAGCTTTCCTTTTTTCTTTTGTTAGTTTCATTGTGTTTTTTCCTTATTTACGATAACGATAACTCGCCTTCAGAGATTGAAGACGAGCTATCAATTTACTAATTGTCAGGCTGGGAAACAAGTATTTTTTTGTATTGTCATTGTAGGGAAGTTAAAAGTCAACATTGTTTCGTAAGGACTATCTGTAACTACCTTTCTAATAGCGTTTACAATCATACTACCTGCCATATTTGAGCAATAACTTGTTGCTTTGACATTACATGGCTCTGCATCACCATCTTCGTCAGAATACCATGTTTTTAGATATTTATTTAGTGTCAAGTCTTTAAACAAATATTGTTGGTAATGTTCACCGCCCATCCTACCATCTATCAACAAGAATGGTTTAGTTTGTTTATTTGAACATATTTCTTGAACTGCATGTTTTCTAGATTTCATACTATCAAAACCTAATATTACAATGTCATTATTATTTTGATATCGAAACATGTTAAAGTATTCTGGTGATTGTATTATTTCTACGTTCCTACAATTAATACTCATCAGATGTTCTTCTAATGCTTCAGTTTTTAACATGCCAATATGCTCATCCATATACTGAGATACGCCGATGTTTTCTGTTGCTACTTTATCCATATCGTATAATACAAAGTTTTTAGCACCACATCTTAGTAACTGAGTAGCTGCAGAACTACCAATAGCTCCGCAACCTAATATATGAAAAGTATATTCATGCAAAGTGTTTACTAAGCCTTCGCTTCTCATGTTTATACCCATCCATAACCTCCATAGTTTGTTTGATAGTTAGTTAATCTAGCATCATCATATGATTTTTCTACAGCTTCGTTATCATATTTTAAATGTTCCCAAGCTTGCATAGTCATTGCTTTTTCCAATACTTTGCCTTTTGGCAGTATATTAATTTTAACTTTTGCATTTCTTTGCTTTAAGTCTTTGTTTAACATTTTGATTTTGCTAGAATATTCTTTATAATCCATAGTACCTTGACAGAAATCATCTATTATATCAGATACTGCTTCATCTAATGCTTCGATAAGCTCTGCATAAGGTTCCATAGATTCTCCATGAACCCATTTTAGCTTTTTGTGCGCATTAGGGTCAAGCGCATCTTCTTTAGTTTGATTATTCCACATAGTTACTTGATTGTGAGGAGTATATCCTTTTGATTGCCAGCCAGTATGTACGACTTCTGTTTTATTAGAACATAATTCATCGTATTCTTTAAGCTGTGTTTTTGTTGCTTTAGGAATATCTCTTATAATTTCTAATGGCACATCTTCAGAAAACTCTATTGGTTTCCAAACAGATACATTTAGTTTGTATTCTCCAAACAGATTAACAACAAGTGCAAGTGACCATGAATCATTCTTCCATGCTTTTATTTCTTTGTCATCTGTTCCTGACCAGAATGCGCCCATTGTATGATGTGAATGCCACCAACAAAACCTGATGTCTGTTCCATATTTCATGCCAGCTTTAATTTGGTAATCTCGTAACGCTTCACCATCAAGCTCTGTTGTTGTTCCTGAGTTTTCTTGTTTTAAGATAACTGGGTCAAATAACTCATATACAGTCTCGTTTGATACAGGATGCTTTGTTAGTTTATATGGTATCAATCCAGATATCTCGTTTTTATCCTTGTCATATGCAATGCCTGCATACTGTTGCATAGTGTTCCACGCTTTTTCTTTAATAATAAAGTTAGGTCTACTCATTTATACCTCCTGAGGCTGCTAATTGTTCTTCCCATTGTGATATTTTAGCTTGCATCGCTGCAATATCAGGGTTATTATCGGTTTTTATCGGGGCTTCACCCCAGTAATCAGTTTCATCTGAGTACTTTAGTTGCTGTAACTGGTCCCACAAGTTTTCAGCTCTTACAGAATGATTTATAGCCATTAGTATTGATTCTAGTTCTTGAAACTCATAGCCTACATCAAACTCATTACTATTGTCATTAATAAGAAAATTACCTACCATTTCTTCTACCATATACTGCGTATCTGAATCAAGATATGATTTAAGATTTTGATATCCAGTGCAAACATTTCGTGTTGGACAATTCTTACTATCATATTCTTCAACAATATATCTTGCATATGGAGAGTAATTTCTAGTTATTCTTTCGTTCCAATCTCTTTGAACACTATCAAGTTCTGTCATTGTGTGTTTAAAGTATTTAGCGCGAAAGAACTCGTGTAGACTAATATTAAGAGCCGTTCTTATTCTATGCAGTTCATCTTCGTTTTTAACTTCTGGAAATGTACCATAAGTCATAACTTGTGTGATTTCAGCATATGGATTAGTTGCATCTTTATTATAAATATTATTCCAATTCATAATACCCATAACAAAAGACATGTAATCATTTTTTTTCAACGCACGCTCTATATCATCAGTATAACTAGATAGACATAATGTGCTCCATGCATATCTATCTATACTCGAATGATTTAACCTTCGATACGGTGTTGCGTTAATGTATGGATGTTTACCATGCATAACAGCTGCAGTATAATGTAAAGGATACCTGTTCCCACCATTTAATGCTCTGTACAATGGTCTATGAAACTTAAGATAACATTCAGGCACTTTCATTTTACATATCTCTTCGTTTCTGTTGTTAATAATAGTCATATCTTTTGATTTGCAATGTACAATTGTATATAATTGAATATCAACACTATCAGTTGATGGTTCAATGTAATTATATACTTTGTAATAATCAGACATATTATTAGCTTGATTTGTACTTTCTATGATATTATCATAAGCTGCTCGTTGGCTTTCAATAATATTTTCGATACTACTATCAAGTGTTATTTCTGCTGATTTAGCTTTATTACGATAAGCATCAAGACCTAGCATTTGTCTTTGTAGCTGTTCATACATCCACCTATTATCTTGTATTCTGTTGAATATACTAGGCATACCTGATGGTCTCATGTTAAATCTGTGAGCTTTTGCAATTGCATCTTTAACAATATCGTAACAACCTTTCTTCCAACCATATGATTTAGTAACATCAATCTTATCTGTTATTCCAAAAGCATCATACAAATATGTGTTTACTATTTCCAGCTCTTCTTTAAATGCTATTATGTCTTGCATTCCTGTGTTATTTGCAAACTGCTCTGCATCTACATTATCCCACAATGTATCAATATTAAGAATATCTATCCACAATGAATTGTGTGATGGCTCATATCGTGGTGGTCTAATAAACTTAATGCGTGCTCCTGTTTCTGTAAATTCTACAGGAGATTTACTACATTCTACGATATTTTTATTAATTGTTGGACTTGAATTAAAATCTAATAACAAATTCATAATTCTCCTTTATTTTATAAGGGGGACTCACCGATGTCTATGTCTAGTTTCTGTGTTCGGTGAACACCACCTATATCCACTAGAACTACTTGGCTTATTGTCCCCCTTAATTATTATTTACTTATCAGGATACATTACTTTGCGCCTCCTGTTTTATTGTTAGCTACCCAGCCAATACATAATGGTCGTGTTGTACCATCATCATTTAGCTCGTTAACTGGCATTGCAGATGAATTATCTGTATACAATTGGTCTTGAACGTTAACTGTAGCTTCGTTAGGTATATCTAACGCTATTCTTAGTTCGCCAATAGTATTTGCTACGATTGTTTTAGTAGACCAGCTACCATTTTCACTTACACTTACTGTTCTTTCACCGCTAGGTGCACTTGTTGCGTTTGCCATAATATAGGCTCCTTTATTTTATCGTTATCTTATTATCTGTTAAATTAAGCTGTTCTCCAAACTCTTATTGCGACAGGATTTGCTGATGTTCCTTCAATAGTTCTAATTGTATATTTTTTATCAGTACTAGCATTTAATTTGTAAATATGAGCCTTAACATTTTGTGGTTTATAATCTGGAGTATTTCCATTTATGTAAAAACTATCACTTACATTTAAATTATTTACAAACCCATATTTATCTGAATTCCCTAACCATCTTGATTCTGGTATTGGTATATTACTTTCTATTGTTATTACATTTGTGTTTGCCATAACATGACTCCTTACGTTAGCGTTATCTTGTTTATCTGTTGAATTAAAAATTTAGGTGGCTTGACCCTTCCAATACTTAATGCATCTGTTACTATGTAACGTGCCTAACATAAGTCGTCAATATCTTTATAATGGTTACCCATCACCTATAACTATGAGGTACATAGTTTTAATTATTTGCAGGTGCATACACGCGAACAAGACACGGATGAGAGGAGTATTGTATACACCTGCTAGTAGATGGTTTCTTACACCACCTTCATTTAGTATTGTAGTATAGCGCGAACAGTCTTTTTTTAGACCACTTACTATCAAACTTGGTTGAAGGATACCGAGTTTTTGCCCATTCTAATAATTCGTATCTTGTTCTGTATGGACAATATTGTTTTATATAGCTCATTTTACTTTAGGAGAGCAAATATCTTTTGGTTCTATGTCGAGTCTGGTGTTGTATAGTCTACCATTCCAGTCAAATGTACTACATGGACCTCGTAAATCTCGGTAATGCCTAAACACCTCTTCAAACTCACTTTTACTGATACTTAAATACAAAGGAATAAATTGGTCTCTGTATATTGTATCTGTTATTGTTTCTGTTATATACTTTGGTACTTCTACCATTACTTCTTTATCTTGATATACTATCTTTTCGACAGGTACATCTCTTGTTACCATTGCATTGTATGATAAATAGCCTAACAATACAACAGCTACACAACCACTAATTAATGTTACAAATTCGTTTTTATATCTCATTATTACCTCATAAGTTAGTAATAAAGCACGAACCGAGACCAATACTGAGCTTGTCATCGACGCAAAGTATCCTCTAATAAATCCGTGCTTTATTTCGTTAATTATTAACTACAGGTTTACACATGCATACATGTAAATAAACCTCGTTTTTACATTTGTTACAATTGACTTTACTATCCCACATTTTTTCGTAATCGTCCCAACTATCTTCTATTGCTGATATTGCAGCTTCAGCTTCCCAATCTGGTTCATCTGGAGCCTGGTATTGCATTTTATAATCAGACTTATCAAGAACACTCGTCTTATGATTCTGTTCTTGTTCTGCAATATCAAAATAGTAACCAACTAGTAAAAATACAATTACAGCACCTATAAACCAGTAATCAATATGTTTTAAATACATACCAGCTGTAATTGCCAATACAAATACTGTAACAGTCCAATATAGAAAAATATCATTCGTCTTCATATCTATATTACCTGCACTGGTACTTTAGTTCTATTTGGCTCACTAAAGTATCTTCTACCGCGTTTAAGTGCTGATACATAAGACTTAGCTACTACTACTGTTACTGCACCATTTAATAAGTTTACTATTTTAAATTTATTCATATTTACCTCACAGTTGTAGTGGTGGCTACTCGTCCAAGTAGTGAAAGGACTAGTAACAACACTTGAGCTTTTGCCACCACCAATTATACATTAACGTTTAAAGGGAACGTAAGTTCCCTTGAAGACTAAGCAAACAGGGCCTGCTTATCTTCTTTGGATTGGCTATTAGTAGAGCCTGGGCCAATCCAAACCATAGGCGTTTCATACGCATCATCGTGACGTACAAGCAGACTATGGTTAGATGATGCTTTGATTGCGTCATTCAATGCTGAAAAGTCTTCATCTTTCATCAGCTGAGCTTTGTTAAAGCATTGAATGCCGTAAATCTTAATACCCTCAACGCCTTTCTTGCTCTTTGAGGGTATTACTGATACTGCATCTGGTGCTACTATCTTTGATAGTAGCTGGTTCATAGTATCAGTAAATTTTAAATTGGTTACTATTTCTTGTAAGCTTAACATATCTTTCTCCTTTGTAAATTTAAAATTATCACCTACTAGAAGAGGAAAAAAATCTATGCCTAGGGACAACGAGCGCATACTTATATCAAACTAATATTCGTGGTATGCTAGCATACTTTTACACTACCGATGGTAGTGATTAGAGTAGTAATAAAGGTAGTGTAAAACAGCGAATATTAGGCTTGATATAAGTAAAGCGAGGGTTGACACAACAAGTTGTATTATACCAGTATGTGTAGTAAAAAGGTATAATACAATACGATTGTACGCAATGAATAACTCTCAACCAACCACAAGCACAAGCACAAATGCCTAAACAAACAGCAAGTATTTGTAGTATACAGCTAGTTGGTTGAGATTATGAGTGATGGTCGTGCTGGGGGCAACACAAATACAAGTTTCAACGAAAGTTGACCCCCACGACCCGTAAATCAACCCCGTGGCATAGATGGTATATCACGTGCATCCATTCTACAGAAAATTTTTTGAAAATTTTTTTCTTGCATTTTTTCTAAACTTTCTTATTTTACTACGTAGTAGTACTAATAGTAGTACTAGTAGTAGTGAGATTGGTAACATATAATACTTAGTATTAACAGATAAACGTATGTAAGTACTAGTAGTACTACTAGTAGTAGGTAAAATTTAGTTCTTGGAAATGAATCTGTTTATTATTTAAGTTATCTACCAAATTGGAGTATAAAATGGCAGTAGCAAGTATAGCAAAGGTTCTTATAAGGTTATTACAGAAGCATGGAGTATCTAGAGGAGTTAAGATAGCTCAGCAATTAGGCTTTAAAAACCAGGATATTAAGAAAGCATTCCTAAATATAAATGCTGAACAAAAAAAACTTGGATTAAAACAATTTAAACGTAAGCCTAAGGTAGATTTTTTTACTAGAAAGACGTTTAGAGAGATAGATAGGGCGTTTGGCGATAAACCATTTAAAAATAGAAGGCCCACACCTCGATTTCTTGAAGAAGATGTTCCAGATTACAGAACACTACCACGAAAATTTAGAGAACCACAGGATATTGAAATTTAATAAAACTTAACGTAGGAGGTAATTATGCCAGATGTAGGCGGGAAAAAGTTTCCATATACAAAAAAAGGTAAAGCAGCTGCAAAAAAAGTAGCAGAAGCAGGTAAAGCAGCAGGAAGAGTAGGTGGATTTGCTGCTGGTAAAGGAATAGGCGCTAGTGGAGTAGCAAGAAGTGGACTAAAAAAAGCTGCAGCACGAGGTCCAATGTATAAAGCTGGTGCTAATATGGGAGCTATGGCTGGAAAAGGAGCTGTAGATAGAAAAATGTTAAAAAAAGCAAGTAATAGAGACGCTGTGACTAAGAAATCCTCTAAAGTGTATTAATACTTATGAAGATAAAAGGAGTTGCAGTAGATTTTTTAAGTAAGAGGCAGCAACGTGCTCTAATGAAGCATAGTGTACATCATACATCAAAACACATTAAATCAATGGTTGCTGCTATGAAGAAAGGATTGTCGTTTACTCAGTCACATAAGATAGCTGCTATGAAAGTAGGTAAGTAATGGCAAAAGTTAGTTGGATGTGGGGTGGCAAACGTTATTATGGTACTCTCATTAGAGAAACTAAAACACATAAGTTTGCTAGAACCCACAATGGTAAGATAAAAAAAATTAGAAAATACAATAAGTAGGTAATATGGCAAAAACACCAGCATGGCAACGTAAAGCGGGTAAGAGTAAATCTGGTGGCTTAAACAGAAAGGGTATTGCGTCGTATAGAGCCGCAAACCCTGGTTCTAAGCTAAAGATGGCTGTTACCACAAAGCCAAGTAAGTTAAAGAAAGGCAGTAAATCTGCTAAAAGAAGAAGTTCTTTCTGTGCTAGAATGTGTGGAATGAAGCGTAGACTAACGGGAGCGAAGACGGCTAACGACCCAAACAGCAGAATAAACAAAGCATTGCGTAAATGGAACTGCAACTGCGGTAAAGAGCGTGCTAGGTCAATGAGTAAGTAATGTCTAAAGAAAAAACATTAGAAGCAATACAAGAGATTAATCAATTGTACTCTGATGCAGGATATAGTGATGTAGGTCAGTTTATGAAAAATGTAGCTGCAACAGAAAGCAATCTTGGTATGGATAAAATGGGAGGATATTCTTTTGGAGCTTCGCAAATTGACCCCATTAAATATAAAGATATTGTTCAAAGAGCTACGGGCCCTGAAGGAGCTAAAAGAGTTCAAATTGCTAATCAGTATTTGCAGGATAAATTAAATAGACCTGATTTTGATATTTTAAATTTAGACTTATCTCAAGAAAACCATAATCCATATATATCAGCTGCATTAACAAGAATGGGATTATTAAATATTCCTTCTGCAATACCCGAAGATTTAGAAGGGCAAGCTAATTATTGGAAACAAAATTGGAATACTAAAGCTGGCAAAGGAACAGAAGAGCATTTTATAAAACAATCGCAGTTTTATTTAGATGAAACGCCTGATGAATCTTTTATGGATGATATAGTAAATCCTGGGTATCAAAGTGCTTTTTTAGATACTATGGTTTAATGTACGATATACCAATTAATCACAAAGACCGAGGCAAGATAGTTTATACGGTCTATAGAAGGAACGAAGCAGAAGATAATGGGATTAAATTTAAATATTGGAAAGAAGCGGAAGAGGGAGAATATGCAATCTCTGATGACGATTATGTTGCAAAGGTCATCAAAAAGAAAGATTATGTGGCAGAAAATGGTCGTTCTAGTATTTATTTGCGTTTTCCTTGGGGTTATACCTTTTATAATCCTAAGTATGATTCTAAAAAACTTATTGTTGCTGGTCGCAAAACTAATGTAACTTTTACAGGTAAGAGCTATATAGAAGTACAGGCGGGTCAGCAAAAAATGAAAAACTTGGCAACAATGTATGCGTTAAAGCCAGATTACGATATAGCTATAGAATGGGCATTAGGTTCAGTAACTAGCTCGCAAAGACGTAAGTGGCGACGCACTATGAAATCGGAGGTCTTTAAAAAGATGGTACGAGAACAATTAGCGAGTTTATTGCAAGAACAGGGTTTAACAGAAAAATATACTCTTGATTTGTTAGAAGATGCAATAAGAATGGCTAAGGATAAAAAAGATATTCCTAGCATAATGCGTGCTGTAGAAAACTTACAGGATATGCATGGCATGAAAGAAAAGTATATGGAGAAAACGGTAGATAAGATAGAGTCTAAATCTGTTTCTATGATTGATGATATAGTAAAAGAAGAATCGCACATAGAAGCGTCAAGGACTACTACTAAACCAATAGATGAGTAATTATGAAGAACGCTATGCTCAACAGCAAGCGTTAAAAAAATTATATACTAACATGGCATTGTTTGGAAGGTACTGCTTCCCAACAGCCCTCAAAAAGGAAATACCTCCTTTTCACTTCAATATCTACAAATCCTTATCCGATAACACGCAACGAAGGGTCGCAATAGCGGCCCCTCGTGGTACAGCCAAAAGCACAACCACATCACTTATATTCCCATTATGGAAAGCTGCGTTTAAACGTAGTGACGAAGATTTATTTATTGTTATCATATCAGAATCACAAACTCAGTCTATTAACTTTTTATCTAGAATTAAATATCATTTGGCGCATTCAGATAAATTTACAGAGCTTTTTGGAGATATGGGACCTACTACTGCCAAAAGATGGACAAACAATGATGTTATACTTTCTAATGGCACTAGAATTATAGCTGTGGGTACAGGGCAAAGAGTTAGAGGTTTTATTGAGGGAGATACTAGGCCTAACTTAATTATTGTAGACGACTTTGAGTCTGAGCTAAATGCGTATACACCAGAAGCTAGAGCTAAAAATAAGAAATGGATGACTGAAGCGGTAATACCATCGCTATCAGATGACGGTAAATTAGTAATGATTGGTACGGTTATATCAGAAGATTGTTTTTTGTATTGGATAAAAGAATCTTCTTCGTGGAATGTTTTGTGGTATAGTATATGGGACGACGATGAAAAAAGTATATGGCCTGAACGATTTCCACATGAACGTATAATGCAAATAAAAGACGAGTTTGCTAGTATTGGTAACTTAAACGGATTTTACCAAGAGTATATGAATATAGCGCAGTCACCAGATAATGCACCGTTTAAACCTGAATGGATACAAATGCATCATTACGATTACGAAATACGTAATGGACAAGGGTGCTTAGTTAGAACAATAGACGAAGAAGAAAAGATAATACCTGTTGAAGTGTATTCAGGAGTAGACCCCGCATCTTCATTGTCCTCAAGGGCAGACTATTTTGTTATTGCTACTATTGGCATAGACAATGAAAATAATAAATACGTAATAGATATTAAAAGAGAACGAGTTACTCCTTCTAAACAACCTGATATGATTATTGATACGTTTACAAAGTTTAAACCTAGACGAGTTAAGATAGAAACAACAGGTTATCAGGAAGCGCTACGTGTAGGTGTAAGAGACATAATGAAAGAAAAAGGATTATACATACCAGGATTAGAGGCTGGTGTAAAACCAAGAACTAGAAAATCAGAACGATTATTGTCTATGGTTCCAATGTTTGCTAGAAAACAATTTTATTTTAGACCAGAAGACATAAAACCCCAACAAGAATTTCTATCATACCCTAGAGGTAAACATGATGATGTTATGGATGCTGTGTGGACAGCATTAGATGGAGCAAAACCGTGTAGACTTAAAGAATATGACGAAAAAAAGTATGATAAAAAGAAGAAAAAGAAATTCCTTGATTGGATGACTATGTAGGAGTTAAATTGCAAGATGGCATATACCGTTAAAAAGAAACTTTCAGGCAAACCCTTAGTCGATGAAACATTAGACTTGTTTAAGAAGTATGGCTCTAAGCGCGACAACTGGGCAAAGCATGCCAAAGAAGATAAAGAGTTTAGACTTGGTCGTCAATGGACAAAAGAACAAGAGGATATATTAAGAGCCAGAGGACAAGCGCCTGTAGTTGTTAATAGAGTGCATCCTGCTGTTGAAGCAGCAAAATCAATGATGTCTGCAAATAGACCATCATTTAGAGTAGCGCCTAGAGAAGATTCTGATAATAAAGTAGCACAAGTAATGAGTGCTATGCTTGCGTATATGTATGATATATCTGATGGGCGAACCGCAGTACGGCAAATGATAGATGATTACTATGTAATGGGGTTAGGATATATACACGTATATCAAGACCCAATGATGGATATGGGTAAAGGAGAAGTTTGTATTCACGATGTAGACCCACTTGATGTATATGTAGACCCAAATAGTAGAGATAGATTCTTTAATGATGCTGAAAATATTATTATATCTAGATTATTTACTAGAGAACAAGCTGCTAACTTATATCCTATGTACGAAAAAGCTATTAAGAATGCTGCTAATAACGCTGGTGATTATGACCATGATAGGCCAGAAACAGGTAGAGCTAACGATATGGCTACTCATTTTCCTGAAGATGTAGATAGAACAGATAATACTGAATATCTTAGAGGATATGAACGTTATTATAAAGTAATGGTTGATAGGTATAGGGTTTATGAAGTATGGAGTAAAAAAGAATTATTATTAAATGAAGAAGAATATGCTAGCTACGTTCAACGACAAGCATATATAATTAATGGTGAAATAATTGATGACCCCGCACAAGCAAAGGTAATTTTATCTCAACTAGAACAACAAAGACAGCAGTATCAAACTCAAATGGAATCTGGTATGACGAGTATGGGTTTAGATGGCAATGCAGAAGTTCCTATTGCGCCTGAGCCTATTAACGTTGAAGAAGTAAGTTTTGCAGAACTTATTGAACGACAACTAATACAGACAGTTGTAACTCAAATTAAACGAGTCAATATGTGCGTTATTATGGGAGATAAACATTTATACAGTAGAGAGCTTCCAATAGAAGATTATCCAATTGTACCATTTATGAGTTTACATACAAGAACTCCTTATCCTCAATCTGATGTAAGGATGATAAAAGGTCTTCAAGAATATATAAATAAAATGCGTTCGTTAATAGTAGCGCATGCAACGACAAGTACTAATACTAAGATACTTGTCCCAGAAGGTAGTGTAGACATGTCAGAATTTGAGCAGAAATGGGCTCAGCCTGGTGTCGCAATTCCTTATGACCCAACAGATGGCGCACCAATGCCTGTCCAACCCTCTCCGCTTCCAAACGAACTTTATAGCGGTGAGCAAGTAGCTAAGCAAGATATTGACCATCAGTTAGGATTATACGAAATGATGATGGGTAATGCCCAAGCTGCTCCACAAACCTACAAGGCTACGATTAGTCTTGATGAATTTGGACAAAGAAAAATTAAATCAAAATTAGCTGATATTGAAGCTGGTCTAACTAAAGTAGCTCAAGTGGCCATACCTTTAATGCAGCAGTTGTATACGCAAGAAAAAGTGTTTAGAGTAATACAGCCTAATAACTCATTAAGTGAATTTGTTATTAATAAAAAACTTATTGACGACAAAACAAATGAAATTACTACATTTAATGATATTACAGTTGGAAAATATGATGTAATTTATCTATCAGGTAGTACATTACCTTCTAACAGATATGCAGAGCTTGAGTTTTATATGGATGCTTATCAGAAAGGATTGGTTGATAGAATTGAGGTTCTCAAGAAGACAGAAGTATTTGATATGGAGGGTGTTGTTGAAAGAACCGACCAAGTCGGACAACTCCAAACACAGTTGCAACAGGCAGTTGATGAAATTAAAAAATTAAAAGGTGACTTGCAATCTAGAGATAGGGAGTCAGTTAACCTTAGAAAAAGAATTGAAGTTGAGAAATTTAAAACAGAACTTGACCAAGTTAGTAATAAAGCAAAAGCTGCAAGCTCTGTTTATGAAAAACGACTTGACGACAATATGGCCGTAATCAAGCGTGATATCGCTGGTTCAATAAAAACAGAGGCTTCTACCCCCGTAAGCGGCGAACAGGGCAAGCCGAAAGTGAGTAAAAAGAAATGACAGACAACATAGATACCCCGATGGAAAATGCCAATCCAAATGATGCAACTACTGCATTTGAAGGACCATGGCCAACAGAAGGCTCTAGTGATAGTATGTCTATTGAGGATGCTTTTTTAGGCACTCAAGAAACAACAGAACCACAGGAACAGGCTCCAGCAGTAGCTGAGACCCCTGAATCTGCTCCAATACAAGAGCAAGCACAAGAGTATTCTGCTAAAAATGATGAAAAACGATTTGAGTACTGGCAAAGCCAAACTGCTCAAAGAGATAATCAAATAGCAGAAATTCAGCGGCAGAATGAGCAATTACAAGCTCAAATGAACGCAATGCAAGTTCCACAACAAGAAGCAGAACTTGTTGAAGAGTTTCCTGAGCCACCTGAAAGACCCCAAAAACCTAGAGGCTATAGTAGAGAGGAAGCGTATAGCGACCCTACTAGCGAAAGCGCTAGGTACTTAGATGATTATGAGGAATGGCGTGATAACATGTCTGAATACGCTACTTTAAAACAAGAGTATACCGTAACTCAGATGCAAGAAAAGTTTGATGCTCAAGAAAAAGCTAGGCAAGATGAAATACAAAGACAGCAAGCGCATGCAGCTCAACAGCAGCAAATGGCTGATGTCAGCACTCATCTTCAAGGTCATTATGGATTTAATAATGCTGATGCTCAAGAGTTTATTCAACAGATGTCAGACCCTAATTCACTTAGTTTAGATAATCTTGTTCAGTTATACAGACTGCAAAAAGGCCAAGGCCAACCACAACCTAATGCTGGACCAAGTCCTGAGTTTCAACAAACACAAAGAGCTCAGCAGATACCATCTCCGATGGGTGTTCAGACAGGTCAAGGTGGCGGGAATGATGCAAGAAGTGACTCTGATAAGATTATGGATAGTTTAATATCGGATTTTAATAATAAGAATCCGTGGTAACCAACTCTACTCGAAGGTCCCACGACAGCTGAGAGAGAGTTAATTAAGAGTAAAGGAGAATAAATATGGCTACAGCAACCGTATTTAGTACCTCTGCCAATCAAACTGGCACAGGTGTATCTTTAGATAATACTCGAAGAAAATTTGATTTTGGTGATAGGGTTGCCGAACTTGCTCCTCAGCAAAGTCCTTTCTTCGTTTATTTAAATAAAGTATCAAAAAAACCAACAAACGACCCAGTCTTTAAGTTTTTAGAACAAAGACATCAATACCAAAGACGTAACTTTACATGTGAAGCGGTTAATAATATGACAGCAGCTTCTGCAGGTTCAGCATTAAGTGAAAATATAGTAATAACAGCTCCTTATAATAGTAAAGGTAAAATACAAAATGATTGTAGACCTGAATTTATTGTAGGTGGTTTAGTTCTTGCAATTCAATTTGACCAAGGCGTTAAGCGAATTAAAATAGCAGAAGACGCAACATCAGGCTCTGGATTAACATTTGCAGGTACTGATGGTACAGATGGTCAAGTTACAATTGCAGCAGCTAAAATGACAGCTATTGATGCTATTGCTACTAATGATGATATATCTGCTGGAGCTAAAGGTCAAGTAATTGGTTCTGCATGGGCAGAAGGAACTGACACTCCTGAAGGTTGGGAAGATTTAATGAGTGATAGCGAAGGTTATTGTCAAATCTTTAAAACTGGAATGAATGTTTTTTCTAATACTGCACTTGCTACAGAGTATAGAGGCATTAAAAATGAGTTCCAAAGAATCTGGACAGATAAACTTATGGAACACAAAATGGACATAGAACAAGCTATGTTATTTGGGTTAGGTAATGCAACTGCTGGTGCAAGCACAACTAGATATACGCATGGAATTGTTCCGTATACAGAAGCTAATGGTAAAGTATATAGTATGACTTACGCTTCTTCTGGATACGATGCTTTCTTAGATGCAATGGAAGATTTCTTTGCACCTGAAGGTGGTAATTCTGGAAACAAACTAGTACTTGCTTCAAGAAAAGTTATTACTTATTTAAATAAACTAGGTAATGGCTCTTTCTTAAACAATTCAGTTGGAGCTTCTCAATATAACTTAGATGTGCAAAATATTAAGGGCGCATTTGGTCATCAAGTAACAATGGTAAATACTATTTTTGGTAATTTACATTTTGTTGCTGAACCTTTATTGAGAGGTCCATGGGAAAACTATTGTATGGCTGTTGATATGAAAAATGTAGCGTACAGACCATTAGTTGGAAATGGAATAAGCAGAGATACCTTTGTTGAAACTAACGTACAGGATAACGGAGTTGATGGAAGACAAGACCAAGTGATTACAGAAGCTGGTCTTGAAATTAGCCTACCAGAAACTCACGCTGTTCTTAAGTTTAGTTAGGAGGTAGATTATGGCAGACCAAAGTAATCTTACAATAGGTGGCATTGGTGGGGACCCTTCGGGGTCCCATCCCATAGGTGTCTTGTCTTCAAATTGGGCGCAAACAGAAACTAATATGAGCATTCAATTCACAGCTGGTACTATAATGTCTGACCCTGGAGCTACTGCTGCAGGTGAAACAGATACTTATTTTAGTGAAGAGTTGTGTATTGGTACTCTTAAGCCTGGGACTCAACTTGAAATTGGTGATACGGGTGATGCTCAAATAACAGCATGTTGGCAATATTATAAATCTTCAAATGGTAATAATTTTAACAGTGGAAACGAGGTTGTTCCTGGTACAGCAGCATTGCAAGATGGTGGCACATGGACAGATATAGGTACTGCTGCTAAAGATTATACAAGCGAAGTGTTAGTCCCTGCTACAGCTTCAGATGAAGACCTTCTGCTAGCTGGAGTTGTTAGATTAAGAGTTAAAATGGTAGTAACTGATGCTGGTAGTGATGGAGTTGCAGCGGGATTAGTTACAGCAGGTGTAGCTGCAGTTAATGCTGCATTCGCAAGATGTCCTATTGACAAACAAGCAAAAAAGAATGATACTATTAATAACCCAGTTACTTTTGGTGGTATAGGTAAAGACCCATCATAACAATGTAATCGTTAGGGGGTCTTTATGGCCCCTTAACATAATTTTTAAATGGAGAAAAAATGAGTGATTTAACAATAAAACATGCGGGTAGCACTGTTACTCAGACTAGACAAGAAGTGCTATCCAATAATAAAAAATTAAGCCAAATGAACATTGATAGCTTTGATATTACTGCTACTTTGACTTCACATGGCACTTCTGGCGATGTAATGTTCGTGACAACTAAAATTGCAAATGCAGTAGCAACAAAAGGTGGTAGTGCAATACTTCAATCTCTTAGCGCAGTATTAACAACTAATTCTACAGATGCATCTGGAACTGGTTCTAGCGCTACAGGCCCTTTTAAACTAGTATTTACATCTAATAGTCAAGTTTTAGGTACTGTAAGTGACTCTTTGGGAAATAGAGTAGTAGATGGTGGTGGCACTGGCAACATCGATAATTGGTCTAGAGCAGTTTTAGATGATACTTTAGCAATAGTAAGTGTATCAAATGTTGTAGATATGGGAGAGCTTGCAGTGGCATCTAAAACTAATATAGGGGCAGTATTAACAGCAGCTTCTGACAGCAGGGATATATATGTTTGGGGGATAACTGATTCAACAAATGATTACAATGG